CTGAGCTACGCCCCGATCCAAGAAACATGGGCCTTCTACAGGCCATTCGCTCGGAAGTAAATGGACATGATCGGAACAAATCGACAACGGAGACCAAGGAGTCCCGAATATGTCCCGAACAGCCTTGGGCGTGACGTTTCGCTCCTCCCGGAGGTCTCCCCATGACCTTCGACCTCCCTACCCTCATCGCTATCCGACGACGCATGGAAGGTCTTCGCTACGAGATCACCTACCGCGCTGCGTCTCAGCACAGGGCCCGGTTCATCCGCGTCATGGCTTGGCTAGGCCCAGCCGGTCGAGACGGCACGCATTGGAATTGCGCCTACCCTGACGCCGTGCTGCCACCCCGCTTGGCCCGGCACCGCTATTCCCGCCACTTCACACCCCACCCCATCAATCAGGAGAACTGACCTCATGGCAGGTAGTATCAACAAGACGATCTTGCTCGGAAATGTCGGCAAAGACCCTGTGATCCGCCGCACTCAGTCGGGCAAAGCCATCGCCAGCTTCAGCATGGCGACTTCCGAGACGTGGACCGACAAGCAGAGCGGCGAGCGCAAGGAAGACGTGAGTTGGCACAACGTCGTTGTCTTCAACGAGGGCTTGGCAGGCGTCGTCGAGAAGTACGTCAAGAAGGGCTCGAAGATCTACGTCGAGGGTGCATCGAAGACGCGGAAGTTTCAGACACAGGACGGACAGGATCGCTGGACGACAGAGGTCGTTCTACAGGGCTTCGGTGCAAGCCTCGTCCTTCTCGACGGTAAGCCCGCCGACGGCCAGCAGGATCGCGAGCCGGTAAGCGGCTCCAGCGCCGACACCTCCGCATACTCTCCGGGTGCACATGAAGCTGATGAAATTCCATTCTAGTTGAGGCAGCAACATGATCACCTTCGAGTGGCCCACAGAGGCTGAATTTCACTACACGCAGCCCGTCGAGAAATACACGGGCGAGGCTCTATGGAAGGGCACTGTCAGGGCTGCGTACCTGACGGAGAAAGGGAAGCTCCGCTATGTCGTCGAGGTGCACCCGCAGGGCTTCCAGATGATCGCAGTGCCGAGCCAGTTGCGCGCTGTGCCTGAAGCCATGTTGGCGAGGTGAACATGGCCAACGTCGCGTTAAAGAAATCATCGGCGAGGAGGTCTGACTGATGCCGCAATCCGTAAGCTTCGAAGACTACATCCGAACGCAGACTGAAAGCCGGGCCGAAGTCTCGATGAAGCTTGGTGCGGCGGCCGATGGCAGTGGGGCCAGCATCATGACTTACAGCGACAAGACCCCCGGCGCCTATTTTTGGAGCGTGAGCGGCAGCGAAATCACCATGATCGCCTTTTTAGGAGATGACGACTGATGCGCACTGAAACCGGCGACAAGATCGTTGATTGGCTCATGGATATTGCTTGGGACAATAGCTTGCCGTTGGCCACTCGGTTGAATGCTAGGGAAAAGATTCGTAAGGCCGCGTTGCGCGCACCAAGCGAGGCCGTCGAAGATGTTGTGGGGCCGCCTAATTAAAGGAAACGGCCTGAAGCTTTAATTGGCCGTGAGCTAATTAAAGGTTGGGCATGTAACTAGCCCATTGTTCCCTTTTTGTTCTTGTGGCACAATGGGCGTTCACACTAGGTTAGAGCAAGCGCACGCATGCACCTCTCCTACAAATACCGCCTGTTGCCGACGCGCCCTCAGCACGTTGCGTTGGGGCGCGTCTTGGAGGACCAGAGGCAACTTTATAATGCGGCTCTGCAGGAGCGCATTGAATGCCACAGAAAGACAGGAAAGGGCTGCACGTACATTGACCAGTGCGGCGGCCTCACGGAATGGCGCCGGGAAGACGCGGATGCCGCGGCGATGCCACTCTGCGTCCAACGGTGGACGCTTCGTCGCCTAGATGACGCCTACAAAGCATTCCTCCGCCGTCTCAAGGCGCGAACCGGAAAGGCTGGGTTCCCTCGCTTTCGCGGCAAGGGATGCTGGGGCAGCTTCGGCTTCAACGAGTTCTCAGGCATTCGCTTCGATGGCAAACGCTTTCGTTTCCGCGGTGTGCCGGGTGGACTTCGCGTTCACCTCCACCGCGAGTTGCCCAAAGGCAAGATTTGCTCCTGTGTGTTCACTCGCGACGCCAAGGGCTGGTCTGTCTGCCTCCAAGTTCGAGTTGAGGCGCAAGAAAAGCGTTCTGTATCGACCTCTGTCGGCATTGACCTCGGCATCAAGGTCTTCGCCTATCAGAGCGACGGCGTAATCCTGCCGAACCCGCGCGTTGCCCGCAAAGCTGAGCGCAGGATGCGCATCCGTCAGCGCGCTCTTGCCCGTTGCAAGCGCGGATCAAACCGCCGCCGCAAGGTCAAGGCTGAACTCTCGCGCCTTCATCGCAAGATCACCAACACGCGTTCGACTTGGCTGCATCAGCAGTCTGCGCGTATCGCCAATTCATACGATCTAATCGCCGCCGAAGACTTGAACGTCAAAGGCATGGCGAAGCACCCAACGCTGGCGCGGTCGATCCATGACGCCTCGTGGGGAAAGTTCATTTCGATGTTGTCTTACAAGGCTGAAAGGGCCGGTTCGACATTCATCACGGTAAATCCGCGTAACACGTCGCAGAGATGTTCTGGCTGCGGAGAGATCGTGCCGAAGACCTTGGCTGTGCGGACGCATTCTTGTCCGTCTTGCGGCTTGGTCATCGACCGAGATCACAACGCCAGCTTGAACATCCTCCAGGCCGTAGTGGGTCTGGGGCAGCCTAACGTAGCCGATTACGGCAAGCGTGCTGCCAGGAACCTCAATGAGGCAACGAATTGAGACACTACCACAGCACAAAGCCTCCTGCGACGCATCAAAGCGGCCCGCAAAATTATAGCTCATTCGGGCTAGTCTCCCCTAACTTCGCTATACTCGCTTCAACATCTCAATCACCAAGGTCATCAGGAAGCTAGCCACAAATGCCCACGCTATACTCCTGATGATCCACGGCGTCATTTCGTGAGCCATGCCGCCAGTGTCTCGCCATTCAGGGTGCCGTTGATCGCGAGAATGACGAGGATGGCGTAGGTCAGCAGTTCCTTGACCGACATGCCGGTGAGTTCCGGGATAGACCTGCGCTTGTGGCTGTCGATCCGCTCGTGGGCCCGGACGATGGACGTGCTCCATTCCTGACGCGCCGCGCGCACCTCCCAACGCAGGTCGTTGATGCTCTGGTCGTTGCGCTCTGAGATGACCTGCAGGCGGCCAATCTGCAATTGTATCTCCGACAGCACTTTCCAGTTCGGAGCGTGCCCATTCGCGTGATCCATTGTGCATCTGCTCCACCCCTATGAGGTCGCTGCTATCTTCGCGGACTTCTTGCACGGCGGCTGCGGCTCACAGACAGAAGCCCGGCCAAGGTTATTCCCCTCGATCTGAGAGGCCGTGCGTTCTGTCAGCTTGTCGCCATCACTGATGCACACGGGTTTGACGGCGGCGCAGAAGGGTTTGCTAGTCGCAATCGTAGCAGCTTCCCTTGCGCAGCCGCTCGTAAGCACCAGGGCGCTGAGCGCCAGCGCGGGCTTGAATCGCTTCATTGACCTGTTTCTCCGCTTGAGAATTGATGTTGCTGGCGAGCTTCTTTGCGCCGACGTGCTGCTGATGTGCGCCGAACGCCCACAGCCCGGTGAGGACTGCTGTAACGGCGATGAGTGCGCGGCCCATGGCATTGCTGATGAGCCAGTGGCCAACGCCGACGATGATTGTGCGAGCGATCATCACTGAGGCCTCCAAGTGATGGCGGGCAGATACGATTTGAGCTGAGGGAACCAGATAAACGCGCCCATCAGGACGCCAACAATCGCCGTCTGAACGGGGTTTGCGATGGCAGTTGCGGCATGAACCACGACAGCATCAGCTACCGCCTTCCACGCATCCAGACTTGCGATGAAATCGACCAGTTCGGTCGGCGGTGCGGTAAAAGTATCTGGACTGATCAGTGCTGTGCCTACGGTCGGCGGCGCAAGCAACCTCACCCACCACTGCCGGTATAGCGGCACCGTCTCCCCAATCGCCTGAGGCATGAATGGGGCTTCTGGAGCTTCAACCGGCTTCATAAACAGCGCGCCTTCGCGCTGACGACGAGCCACTAGACCGGGCAGCACCTTGCCGCCCCCCTTATTCCACGCATCGAGTGCGGCAGGCACTTTGTCGAACTGACCCGCGTTGACGCGCTTTAGCACCGTGCTGCCGGCGAGCCCACCGACGCCGCAGTTGTACGCGAACGATACCAGCGCATCGTATTGGTTCTGGTTGATCCCGACGGCAACTAGATCGTGCACGCCGGATTCGATTTTATCTAGTTCACGTCGCAACGCCGCCTCAGCTTCGGCCTCCGTCCACTCCATGCCCAACGTCACGCCTTCAGTGCAGCCGTATCCGATTGTCGGCACGCCAGCCGGGCACAGATAGGCAACGCAATTCCCGTTCTTGAGACGCGTGTGATAGCCCTCGAAGCTCTTGATCAACCGCAGCCCTTCATCAGAAAGGCTCAATCGCCCCGGCGCATCCGGCACGCGCGTATCACTGAGAGGCATCTGCTCCCCCGTTCGTTTCAGCTTGAAGAATAAAAAGCGCATGGCGGCATGCTCTGACGCTGGCGTCAGGGCTCCCCCCCCCGTTGATGTGAGATTGTGTTGAGTAGTGGTTAGTCGACGGTGGCAGTGGCGCACAGCGCCGCAAAGCCTAGCATCTTGTTGTTCGCCGTCCGCATTCGGACGCGCGCGGCTGTGTTGAACGCGACAGAGGTCAGATCGATATCGTCGGTGCGGTAAAGTTTTAGATCCCCTCCGGAGAGCGGGACATTGCGCACAAACGATAATGGCGCTGCCGTCCATGTGCCGCCGTTATTGCGCGAAAAATCGAGCATGAAATCGGTGTTGGCCGTGACGCCGGAGCCATGCTCCATCAACAGCAGTCCGCGCATTGACGCCGGTTCGCCAACGATGGGCAGTCCGGCGGTTGCAACAGTCAGGTTGCTCGTCGACGCTGAGTGCACATAGCGCAGAGCAAATCCCTGCACCGTGTCCTCTGTGTAGCCGCCGGCTGTGCCGGTCTGGTTGCCGCTTAGCCACGCACGCGGCGTCGCGGTATTAACGTCGGGGTTTGCTACAGAAGTGAATGCGCCCAGATAGTAATTACCGCTCGCCGGCACATTAAAGGGCACGGGGAGCCCAAAATCCCCCCAGCCTCCGCCTGGATGTGACACCGACAGATTTACAACAACCGTGTAATTCCCAGCTGAGTTACGCAGCCCGATTTTGAGTTCCATCGCGCGAGCCACTGTGGAAAACGCGCCGATGGCACTCACCGATACGCTATTCAGGACAGCGGCTGCCCGAGCAAATACAGTTAGGTTTTGCAGTCCGACTGTTCCATTCGCATTAGCTATTGTCGCTGTCGTGCCAGAACTTGCTGTGGGCCGTAGAACGCTGGCCGTCGACGTACTCAGGTTCGTCGCGCCCGCGACGTCAACGTACGCCAGCGACGCGAATGAATCTGCAAACATCAGTGGGGATGGGCAATGTGCGTAGGCTATAAGATCTGACATGTGCATCGCCGTGACGCCTGTGGCGATCAGCAGGTCGTCCCAGCCGGGGGGTAGTGGTGTTCCGCCTATCTGCTGGACGAGGCCGTCACTATCCTGCGTATAGATCCGCTTGTCTGCACTGGCGAATAACTGCATCGCCCCAATGGATGGCAACTCCGGGGGATCAGAGCGAACAGACAACGCCAACACGCCGCCTGCAATCCCGTCGCCCGCATCTCCTTTGTCGCCTTTGTCGCCCTGATCACCTTTATCGCCTTTGTCACCGGTCGCTCCCCTAGCGGAGACCAGAACCCAGTACTCCTCCCAACCCACGGCCACGCCTGGTTCTACGCCCTCACTCAAAGCGATTGCTCCGTAAGTGACGCCTGAAGACTCACAGAGATCATTTATTGAGTACAGGGCGTCGCTAGACCAAGGCCCGCGCAGTGTGAGGGGTGGCACGTCGAGTGCCTGAGCAGAACCTATCGCCACCCAATCCAGTACATCGCTCCAGCCGGGATGGCTCGGAGACGTGACAGTGATGCGGTACCAGCCCGCGGGCAGATGGAATCCGATTTTGCCGTTTGGAAACGATCCCTGCGAGGTGGGATTGCCAAGCGATGCCGTCCCATCAACGTCGGCGTAAATCGGTCCAGCGCTTGGCATGCCTGCCGCCATGCGCTGTGCCAGCACGACTGGATCGGTAATAAGATTCCCGTGCGCGTCGGTCGCCCGCGCGTTGTAACGTCCAAGCATGTCGGATTGTCCTAGTTGGGCTAGTTGACGTCAGGGCCAGCACGCTGGCCGGCGTTTGCCGAGAATGTGCAGAAAGAAATGCCGTCGATGGCACGACCAGCAGCACCGCCAGGGCCAACTGGCGAATACGATCCACCATGTATCGGGCTAAAGGACCCGGTCGATCCGGCACTTCCGGGGCTCCCCGGCGCGCCACCCGCGCCGCCATTGCCACCTCTAATCGGGAAAGTGCTCGTATCATAGAGAGCCCCGGTGTCACTCATTTGAGCCCGCCCGCCCGCGCCGGCAGCGCCACCGTTAGTTGCGCTGCCTGGGGCACCATGGCCTCCGGGGAAGTTTCCTGTGCCGGCAGCTCCCGGCGTGCTGTCCTCTGCACCAGCACCACCGCCGGCTCCGCCACCGGGGGCATAGGCAGCGTGTTTACTGCCTGTGTTAGCTATGGTGCTGCACCCGCCGCCGCCGCCGCCGCCACCACCCTTGATTTCCCCCGTCGGAGGTAAGTCGATGGCAAGAGGGTGCCGGGTATGCAGCGCTGTACCGCCAGCCTGCCCGGAACCTGCGTCGTTGGTAGCTACGTTGGCGCCTTTGCCGCCTAAGCCGCCTTTGCCCCGGATCCACCCATTGCAGATGAGGGCGATCAAGAAACCCGGTGGCCAATCGGTGCCAGTCGCACCAAACTGCATTGCTATGCCGGCTGCCGTTGCAATTCTTGACCCAACAATAACACCCGGAGCGACGATGACCTGTAGGTTGACGCCATCAGCAACATCAGCCTCAGTCAAAGGCGGATACGCGGCATTGTGCATCGCCGGGATGTTCAAATTGTATTCGTTAGTGTTGATGAGCAGCTTGCGGTTTTTGAGGTCGTCGAGGTCGAAAATCTTGACCAGCATTTCCTCTGCTTCGACTTCCACGCGTCGCCCCATGCGATTGACGCGGACGATCTGCATTGGTGTGCCGACATCAAGGCCCGTCACGTCCTGCGTGATTTTAGGCCAAGCAAACCGTGCGCCCTGTCCCACCTCTGGAATGTTCGGGTCAGCACGCGACAGATCGAACGAGATTAGGCGTGGTGGGTTCGAGAAACGACCCTGAATGATGTCGGAGACACGCTTGGCTGTGTCTACTGCATAGGGCGGCAGGAAAGTGCCATTGATCTCTTTGATGACATCCGAGCCATAGAACACCTCAGAGTCGCCATCGACGCCTTGATATGCCGAGCGATAGCTAAGCGCATCGTCAACCCGCAGAAGCGGATTGCGCAACCCGTATCGAACGATTGACTGCGAAATTCGTGAGTTCGGCTGGTCTTTGATGCTCAGAGATTTTTCAACGATGCGATCGGGTGAAAATGTCGCCGCATCAGACGGCACGCCACGAAGGACCTGCATACGAACTTTTCGAGCTTTGTCGTCAGGCCAGACACATAGGCCGGCCTGTTGGATCAGATCGGCCACAACCTTTTCAGTGGGCGTTGGCTCAGGAATGTCGCGCGAATACGTTCGCTGCAGGAAGGCTTCTTCCTCGGCAACCCACTCCGACACTGGCAGCCAGCCCGCATCAATTTTGGCGTCATCTTGCAGAAGATTTCGAAGGATAGCCGATGGCGATTGAGACACCCAGCTACGCATGACCTGCACGCGATCTTCGGCATCATGTGCCGTCGCAGGCGTCCCCTTGGCGCCACGCGTGAGTGTCAGCGTGTTGCCCGACCGAGTAAAAGCGCAAACCTCGCTGCCCCCGATCGTGACAAACCCTGAAGCAGGGTATGCTGCGTTCCCAATTCCAGAAGGCGATAGCGTTGCGGTGGTTTGGGAGGCATTAATCGCGGACAGCAGATATCCGGGGCTCAATGGCGGCGTCATTGAGCGATCACCGTCTGCGAGTTTCAGGATGTCCTTTGCAATGATCGCAAACGTACCGTCCGGCAGCGGGCCATCCCATGAATCGACTATGAGATGGCGCGTATCCATTTCCTCTAGCGTCTGGCCGACGAAGCCCGTGATCAGTCGGATCGATCGACCTTGCCATGAACGATGACGTGCGCGCAGTTTGCCCCAGTATGTGCCGCGCTCAAACGGGTTATAGTCCCGCTCAGTGACGTATTTGTCGTAGGCATCGCCACCGTCACCCCATGGATGATCCTTGAACACAACGCGTGCCGACGTGCGCTGTCCGAGGTTTTCTCCTAGCGACAGCCTCCCCGGCGTATACTGCACGCTCTGAAGCGACGGGATGCACGGAATGTCAGCTGGCAGGAACCCCGTATCGACTGCAAACCGCAGTGTGACGACATGGCCGGAGAAGTCGTTCGGCTTCGCGCAAGTTTGTCTCGTGTTCCAGCATTTGATGTCCGAGTCTACGCCGAGCACCGCAGTGCATGGCGCCACGCCATAGGCCAGCTGGCACTGGAGAATATCAATCTCCACGTATTGCAAAACACGATCATTGCTCACGATGCGATACCCCGCATCGGCAATTCAATCGACATCAGCCCGGTCGACGTTTGATAGCTGGGCTCCGGATTGCTCCCCGCCTTGATCCAGCAGTAGCCAACATGACGAGGTCGATGCAGCGGATTCCACGCCACAAAAAACGGGCGCGACTGCGCTGACGCGATAAACGCATCCATGTTTTCCTCGTACCAATCCTCATCGATGTAGACGAGGCTCATCACGGACTCGCGCCACGAGCTGAATTGAGGCCGCCCAAGGAAATTGCCGCGCTCGCTTACGTCTTCCGATACGTCAGTGCGCCGTCCGTAGTTGATGGGCGTGAAGCCAAGCGAGATATGCGGCGGGAGGATGAGCAGCTTGCCAGCGTACACAACGGCAGCCGTTGCGGGCTCGCTGCCCACGTCCATGCAAAGCCGCGTCGGCGCGCCCTCGTTCGCATCGAAGCGGATCATCAAAGGTTCGTCGTTCGACAGCAAAAATGGCGCAACGATCTCCTGCCATTCATCCTCGACGGCATCGTACCGCTCGATAGATATCGGGATCTGGGCCGAACCGAAGTTATGCCGGGCGACAGCCCAATAGTCGACCGGCTCCATCCCCGGCGGCGTTACCGTCAAATACTGCTTTGTCGTATCCGCAGCCTTCCAGATCTCAGCCGTTGAAGGGTTCGCAACGTTCGAGGCCGGGAACCCCGACGCCTCCGTATCCGCCGCCAACGTCCCTGTTGTGACGATGTTCTGCCAGCCGATGACCGGCGAGAAGGGTGGGAACTCAAGATGCGGAGTGAGGACAACAGCGTTGCTAATGACGATCATCAGTAGCTCCCTCCCTACGTCAGGTAGATCTTGCCGCCGTCGCGGCTGTATTCGTTCAACCGTTCAACGAGCTGTTCCAGCTCTTTGCGGCTGACCTTCTCGCCTTCGATGTTGATGTAGATAGACTGCGAGGGTTTCGCGTTGTTGTCGCTAGCCGTTGGGACAGACGCGATGGAGGATGAGTAGGAACCGCCGCCGATGCTGGCGCTTGACATGCTTGAGCTGCTCTTGCCGAGAGACGCTATTTCCAGGCCGCCAGATGCTGCAACGATGGCCAACTGCGCCGCGCCAAGTGCCTTCATTGATGCAGCCGCAGCGGCAGCGGCGAATGGGCCGCCGATTGCGGCGGATGCCGCTGCTGCCATTGATGCCCGTGCTGTGCTGACGATAATGTCGGCTGCGGCCAGCGTCTTGCTGAGCACGATAGCGGCAATGGCGGCCTTCTTGTTCTCGTTACCGAACTGATTAAGGAGGCCAACCGTCATGTCGAGTGTTTTGCGACGCATATCGGTTTCGACCTGATGCATTCGCATCGTTTGGTCGAACCGCTCAAGTTCGTATTGAGCCTTCATCACCTGGTATTGACGGAAGTTCTCGGCATCTTCGCCGTACAGTTCTTTGAGACGCGACACCTGATCGGCAAACACTTCATCTGGCGTCATAAGCTCGCGCTCAACACGCTGCCGCTCAATCTGAGCAGTTACTCCGCCGATTGCGTTGGCAAGCTCTTGGTGATTTGCGATGAGAGTGGGCGTGATGTCGATGTTGGCCTTGGTGGCTTCGGCCAGCAGGTCATTCATCACCTTGTATCGCAGCGCCGCTGCTTCACTCATGCTGAACGTAGCGGACTCAATCTTCAGCGCCTCTGTGCGCTTCTTAATCTGCTCGATGAGCTTGTCGTAATCGCTGAGGTCCTTGCCTGCATTCGGGTCGCGCACACCAGCGCCGCCCGTGATCGGCATTTGCACGTCTGCCGGCATTCCGGCAGCAAACGTCAGCCGGCTAACGTCGATGGCGTTCCACTTGTCCTTCACGCGCTCGATGGAGTTTCCGACGCCATTCCATGCAGATTTCGCGGTCTCGGCGGCTTTCGTCCACTGGCCGGTCACAAACTGCCAAAGAGCGACGCCCAAGCGACCCACAGCAGTGACAGTGCCAACCACGGCCTCTTTAACGGTAGTCCAGATCGCATCGAGAATATTGCCCACGCTGATTGTTGTGTTGCCAATCTCGACCGCACGATCTTTGTAAATCCACATCGCAGTCAGCACGGTGAACAGAAGGCCAACGGGGCCTCCGACAAGAGCAAGCGCCGCGCTTAGCCCCCGCATCGCCAGAGACAAGCCGCCCGTTGCTACCGTCGCAGCTCGGCCAAGCAGTGTCGTCTTGGCGACTGCCGCCTGATATGACACTTCTGCGGCTGTGGCCGCCCTATCCGCTGCGGCCACAGCAAGCTTTGCTTCGACCAATTGCAGTTCGGCATTCCGCAAAGCCATGCGGCTTGCGATAACGGCGCGCGTTGCACGCTCGCGATCAACTTGAGATGCGGCCTCAGCGCGTTGTACCGTCGCGAGTGCCCTCGTCACCTCAAGCTGAGCGATAGTGGCCTGTATGTCCTGCTGCTTTGCAAGAGCTGCGGTGTATGTCGCCCCTGTAGATTTCAATATCTCTGCCGTGCGCTGCTTCTCAGCTGTGGCGCTACCGATGACCACGGCGGATCCAGTAGCAATCGCATGATAGTATTGAGCCGATGCAGATGCGGTCGCCGCCAGAGCTGACACCAGCCGACCACCGAAAACAAGAACGGCTATCGTCGCCGCTTGCACGAGCACATTAAGGTTGTCCGCCAGAGAGATGATCGCCAGCGCAAGGCTTTCACTCAGATTGCCTGCCTGGTCGTACACGCCGACGACCTGCAATGCGGAGTTCCGGAGCAACGTAAACGCGTCCGAAATCGTCGCCGGCATCCGCTCCGCTTCTTCTCGAAGCTGAACAAGACGGCTCGTCAATGCGTCATAGATTACATCGCCAGTGATCTTGCCCTGCATGCCAAGATTGCGGAGTTGATTGACGCCAACGCCCATCTGTTCCGCGATAACCTCAGCAACGCGGCCTCCAGTTTGGATGACCGTGTTGAGTTCCTGCCCTCGCAAGGCTCCAAGGGCCATTGCTCGGCCAAGCGCTTCCTGCACCATGATGGCGCGCTCGGCTTTTGCACCCGACACGACCAGAGCGTTGTTCAGCGCCTCCGTGTAATCGAGCTGCTGAACAGTCGTCTTGCCAAGCTCACGAAGCGTAGTGGCGTTGCGCAGAAAGCTTTCTGATGTGGCTTCAAGTGATGAATAGGTCCGCCTCGCGACCGTAGCCATACGATCCATGACCGCAGAACTGGATTCCATGTTGCCAATGGCCAAGCCAATGCGTGCATTCAGGTCCGACCACGTGTCGGCAAAGCCTGCAAGAAACCGCTGCGCAGCAAGCACTGCAGCACCCAGCGCTGTGGTCATCAGTACCGTTGCAACGCTTGTCTCCCTGATAAGCTGAGACGTGGAGCGAAGGCGCGAAGCCACGCCGCCAAGAGGGCCGTCCATCGCGGCAACAGCTTGGCCCATCTTGCGCAGATTGTTGCTCGCCTCGACGGAACGAGAGGATAGGCCCCCAGCCGCGTCTTGCGCCTTCTTCGCGGCAGCAGTCACGCCGGTACTCATGCGGGCCGCCATCTGCTCTGCGCGCTTCCCAGCCTCACTCATCTTGTCGAGATCAACGGCTGCATGCGCTGCTGAACCCGAATCGACAGCAAAACCAAGTTGCGCAATATCAACAGCCATGGGTGGAAAACTCCAACCTGTGAGGGATGTTCAGTGGCGTGATCGGCCGAACACCACTAGTGTGCGGCCATATTCAAATCCGCATGAGGTGCGGGATGACTCGATTGATTGCTTTATTGGCTGCTGCGGTCCTGGCCGGGTGCACAGGAAACAATATGCCGCTCGCGACTGGCAGCCTCGGTTCTGAGGAAGGCGCTCTATCCATTCGCCAAGAAGAAAGCGGACGGCGCGTTTTCCACTACGCAATAATGTCTGGACTATCTGCTGGTGTTACGTCCCAAGACCAGCAAGAGGGCATCCGTAAAAGTGCACTTGCTCGCGACATAGCAAGCCGTCGTGCCTGTCCCGGCGCATACTCGATCAACAACAGATACGAGGCTTCAGGCATGGTGATTTACGAAGGCGCTTGCGCTTAAGTCACCGCCCACCAACGAAGCCATCGTCAGAATTGGGAGGTGGACTTGAGACACCTAGGAACACGCGCGTCCACCGTAATAATCGCTGTGGTTTGGCTCGCAATCATGGTCGGTGGCTACATTTTGTACGCCCGCCAAGCGGCAATAAACCTACAGATCGCGCTCCAAGAGAAAGATGCTGCTAGGGCCAGCAGCCACATTGAATGGCCATCTCTGCGTGAGAGCCTCAAGGAGATGTTCGGTGCGCTTATGCAGGAGCAGCTACGAAAGCCCAGCAGCGACAACGAGCTTGAGCAAGCTGGCGAAGCTCTTGCTGCTACGTTAGGCCCGGTTCTGGTCAATGGAATGATTGACACATACGTCAATCCCACAGGCCTTGAGCGATTGCTTTCAGATAGTGCACTCGCTGACGGGCCCGCTGGCAAAGTTAAGAAGTTCGACGCTAGCCGGGTGAAATCCTACCGCGTCGTCTCGCCAACAAGGTATGAAATCGGGATAGGTGAAGCCCCCGGCCCAGACCCAGAATTTGCTATTGTCATGGAGCTGCGCAGGCTGTCTTGGATGGTTACAGGAATCATCCCCAAGAAGCCGATAGCGGAACTCGCCGCTTCGACAGGCATGTGACCAACAGCTAGCCCAGCATCACCGGGCTAGCCTATCTCCTGCGCGATAAACGCTCACGACTGCGCCCCCTCACTCGATTTCTTCACCCTCGCCAGCACTTCCAGATAGAGCCCGTCCAGCTCTTCCAGCAGCTCTATCTCCCACGGCGCAAAGCTTGTCCGCGTCTGCCGGGTGTACGCATCAATCTCCGGCCACGTGATCGGCTCTGCACCTGAGAACCCGCATCCTTTACGCCCCCTGAGGCGGATAAACGACCGCCACAGGTAGTTGAGCGCCAGCGGAAACGGCGGCTGTTTTAGTTCCTCCGATAGTGCCGCCGCTCTTGCCGTGTCGCCCTTCCGTTCCGCACGCTCCAACATGGATGCGATACGGTCTCGGTGTGAGCGCCCCTCACTGTTGGCGCTCAGTTCAAACTCACGCTCGGCAAAGTCTTTCAGTTGCTCCCCGAGCTCTTGATAAAAGACGCGTCGTCACCGAGGAACTTCAACATCTGCATCAAGATGTGACCCTTGCGCGGATTGCTGAGGATCACACGCGCATTCTCGGGCGAGAACTCGAACGGCTTGCCACCAACGTTGGCCGCTGACCATCCAAGCAATCGATCAACCACCAGCGAGACGTTGCGGCTCAAGAGGTCATCCGGCGTTTCTTCCGGCGGCTTCCACTTCTTGTGGTTCGCCTGTGCCATGGCGATGCTTCTGTCGGTCTGGATCTGCTCACGTCCGATCCTATTCGCGAGCGCTATGGTTTTTGGATGCCCTGGCCCCGCGAACGTCCATATCCAGCCGGTTGGTCGGTCGCCCATGAACACTTCGACCTTAGCCGTGTCGATGGCATCAAGGTCATCAAGATCAAGCGTCTCGCTTTCGGCCACTTCTGCTTTCTTGCTCATGTTGTTGTCCTTTACGAGCCGATCAGAGATGCCGGCGCCTCAAAAATTGGCGAATTGATCGAGACGTTGTAAGTCTTGCGCACCACGTTATTCTCAGCACCCTGATTGACAGGGCGCGACAGCACCAAGCCAACGAAATACTCAATCGAGTTCGTATGGCTGGGGCTCGGGGCGTCCTTGTACTGGACCTTGAACGCATAGTTGAAATCAGTCTTCTCGGCGGCATCGAGCGCAACCTGACCGTCATCAAGCGGATCACGGCCGACGACGATTGCCTTGGTGCCTGCGTTGCGGGAGCCCTTGAGCTTGCGTACACGGCCATCGCTCACCGAGGTGAAGGTGATTTCCTCCGACGTATCGCCGTGCTCGCCAAAGTCTTCGATTTCTTCGACCTGGATCCAGTCGTTGATGACCTCAAGCGCAGCGACGCCAGCGGCATTGCTCATGGTCTTGTAGGTGTCGGGGTTCACCGGCACAGGCGAAATCCAGAGCTTGGAACCAGCGGTTTTGCTGATCATTGGTTGTCTCCTTGTGTGGAAAGAGCCCCACGCGGGGGCGGTGTGGGGCTACTTGAACGCGTAAAACGAGATCGAGACCGGAACATGCAGCTTGTCCGGCTCCTGGATCGGTGAAGCGATGTTCGGCGTGCCGGAAATGCGCACGTTCAAGGTGCCGTCGCTCAACACGGTGCCGCGCTTGAAATGGTCCGACACCTTCGCTGCTATCTCCAACGGGGCAATAATGCTTACGCCTGCAGGAGAGCGCACAGACACCTGAAAGATGCCGCGATACTCCGACGTGCTGCCATCGCTGATGAAGTGATCCAGCGTGGTGTTCGGGATGTATATCGCTTTCAGATACGTGCCGGCCGGCGGCGTGAACGACACCCCCGGAAACGCAACCGGGATCGCAGGCGTGAACGTCAGCGTGCCGAGATGCGAGAGCAGCAGGTCGGCAATGCGAGCATGGGTGCCGGTGAGCATGGTCAACGACCTTTCGCGCGCATCTCAACGCGGCCCTTTATCTTCTCAGCAGACCCCTTAACGATCTGCGGCCATCGCTGTGCTGTCGTTCTGACGAATGCTTTCGCTGTGGTGCCGGGATGCTTCACCGACTTCGCAAAGATACCGGCTCCACCGATGGTGAAGTGCAGCGCCTGCTTGTCTTTCGGATAAATCATGTGCGGGCCGGTGCCATATTCCATGTGCACGGCGTAATCGGCCTGGAAGCCAAGATAGATTGTTGAGCCCAGAGGCGCGTTTGAGATAACAGCTGTGATCTGGCTGTCATTGTCGCTGAACGTAGCGACTCCCGGCTGAACTTGAGGCATGCTGTCCGTGGAAGCAGCAAGCGACCGACGAAGATTTCCGGTGTCGACCGGCATGTTCCCACCCGCACCCTCTGGCTTGCGAACCTCGTTTGCTACTGTCTGCGCAGCGTCACGGAACACAGCGAGCATGCGAGCCTCCGAGGCTCGGCACCAGTCATCGATTTGGGCTGAGAATGATTTCTTGGTGCTCATTCGACGCCCTCTGAGAAGTCAATGTTGTATTCAATACTACAGCGGCACCCGATTATTTCGGACGGCCCAGCGCCCAGCGACACATCGCCGGGAAACTTCATGCGCGCGCCAGACGGCGAGACGAACGGTGTCTCTAGTCCTCGCACTTCCTGTCCGTTCATCGCAGCATGGGTGTGGCGTACACGTCCGTCGCTTGCAGACCGCCACACGCGCGTTACGGCACCTTCGCTGTAGCCGCTCTTTTCCAGTCCTTGGCGGAACGCCTCATCTTGGGAGGCCATCACCGCTTCCATCGTTTCCGTGCGCGCGACCATTTCTGATCGCAGTTGGAGCAGCCTAGATTCATATGCCGCCGTCGCCCGTGAGACCGTGCTGGCGTCTAGTGGCTGACCCCTCTCGATTGCTTCAATGATCGCCTTGTCAAACCGCCGATCACGCCGATTGCGAGTGAGATAGTTACGCAGATCATCTGGGCTACCGGACAGCAGTTCCGATCGCGCTTTGACAACGTATTCCGCTTGAGCGTTTGTCAGTCCGAGCACACCACCATCGCGGCGGCCCGTGGCCCGGTTCCAATCTCCAATCAGGCCGCGAGCGATCTTTCGTGGCCCATTGCCTTTGGCGTAGCCATCTTCCAAAACAGTACGGATGGCGGCCAGCTGGTCTGGGATGACGCGGCCGGTAATCCTCTGGCCGGACACGTCGTTGAGCCATTGCTCGGCACGCGGGTTCCGCACGTCGAAGCGGATCACAACGCTGGCACCAGACCGGCGCGCGGCAGACTGAACCACAGCGACAGTCGTAGCGCCCCCAGCGCCGTATGCTTGCGCCAATGCCGCTTCGTATGGCGCGAACGCTGCCCGCTCGATATGCAGAGCGTCGGCAACGGCGTTGATGTCTTTCGCCTTAATAGCGCGCAACAGCGCCTGCATGTCAGCGTTGGTCTTGATATCGTCGATGCTGTCGAGGAACGCTTTCTTGAGGCGTGGTTCCCAAGCATCAATGAGGGTTTCGATCTGCTTTCGCAGACTAGGCCGTCTCGCCACTGGCAACCTCAATCGCGTCTTCGTAGGTGGCGACGACATGCGAGCGGATCAACGCGACCTGCTCATCGGCGGGCTTGTCTTCAATGTGCGATAGCAATTCCAGCAGCCGCATCATTTCTGCGGGAACGCTGAAAGCGCTGGTGTCTATGCTGAGCCCGAGTGAACTGATGTCGGTCATGCCCGCCTCACGCCCATTGGATACAGCACCGGAGTACCGGCCGGGTTCAGAGACGTGCAACCTAGAACGGTCCACGCGACACCATCGAACTCCAGCACGTCGCCGGACCTTGGCTCTATTGTGTCCGGCCCAACTCCGCTGGAGCGCGCCATCTGCGGCGCCATCAACACGTAGCGCAGTCGTTCCTCGATCAGCGACCCGCCCTCAAGCCGGTTGTCGAATGCCTCAATCGTGCCCTTCGACGCTGGCAGCACAGCAGCAGTGGCGCTGTAGCTAATCCATGTCGGCTCGCCTGGGTTATGTGGGGGACCGTTGCCGGGCACCGATCGCTTGAGCGTTACGGATCGACCAAACTTGGTCAGCAGCCGCAGCGCAGTAGCCTGCGATCGCGCGTAGTTGAATGCGCTCATCAAGCCCTCGCCAAGAAACCAACGAGGCTGGTCGATGACGAAGACGCCACGGCGAGCAAGCCGGACAGCAAACCGTCGATGATGTTGACGACTGGCTTCACGTCTGCAGCGGTGCCCGAGCCATCCATGTAGGTGGTGGACAGATCGCCAACTTGCTCCTGTTTGATGCGCTCAGCAGCAACGAAATCAGGGCTTAGAGAACCGGGAGCCGATAGCTCGCGTAATGCCGCTTCGTACGTCGAATGCGTAACCTCGAATGGAACTTCGTCGTCCGGCAGTTCCTCGCCCTCTGCATCGGTGCCCCCAGTGCGCGGCCAAGCTCTCTGCTGCGAGCGACCGCCGGTCTTTTTGCCGGGGAACTGCGCGCCGTACTCGCCATCCAGCCACACGGACGCACGCACCAGAGCAGCCGTGCGCTGCGTGTCCGTGACGCCGGCTGCCGTCCATGCTGCATTGGCACGCGCCTCGTGATAAGCGAGCGCGCCGGGAAGATCGCCGTAGTGGGTCATGACTTCCTCCGTGTGCGCTTCGGCTTTCGTGTCGCCTGATAAGCGTCCATCATCTCCTGTGAGATGTACTGGACCGCATAGGCCTCGAACTCTTTCGACGGTTCCGCTTCGCGCATCTCTTGGCGCGCTTGCTGCCAGACGTGAACGGACTCGTGCACCAGCAGAGCCATCGTCGGCACGTCGCGCCGCTTGTCCATTCTCTCCGACACCGTGACGATGCAGCGTGTGGTCTGGCCGTTGCGCTCAAATACCGTGCAGCGCGCGTCGGTGTCGGGGTATGGCTCGGTCGCCAGCCCCATTGACTTGACCAGCCGATTCCATGCCTTCTCGGACGGGCAGAAACCGATGCTCATCGGGAAGATGCCGGGGTTGATCCAGACGACCTGATCGGCTCTCATCCGACGTGCGTCTCCGAATACATCGCCAGTAGCTTTGCGCGGCCAGTCCGAACGCCCGGCGCTTTGCCGGTGGTATCCGCGATCGCGGCCCGCAGTTCAGCGTTGTCCATCTCATCAGCGGGCTTGCGGAGAACCCGCGCCACAACGACCGGGGGAGGCTCAGGGAGCGAAGCCCGATAGCCCTTGCCGATCATCACCACCGGCACGCCAATCGCCCTGTACGCCTCAGCTATGGCCGGGAAAGCGCTGTCCACGAATACGCGGGTTGCGCCCGGCTCCGGTCGCAGGAAGAATTGAGCGTTGATGAAGCGGCGGCCCGTTACTTCCGGCACGCGCTGAGTTGCATAAACGATTTCCATCTAAGCCGCAGCCTCTGCCGGTTGCCGACCACAGAACACGTAGTCGGTGTAGCCCATCATGTGCGCGATGCGGATTGCCTGCTCGTCATCGCCGGCAATGGCATCGACAGGCTGCGGCCAGTGCTGTGCGGCCTCAGGTGATGCGATCACGGTGTCAAAGCGCCCAGCGCTCAGAGCGGCCTCAGCATCGTCCCAAACAGTCGGCGCATAGCCAAGGATCAGCGCACGGCCTTTGTGCGGATCACGGCAGTAATGCGCGCAGCAGAACGGATCGCCCTTCGCCACGTAGGACCAAGGCTTTTCAGGCTGTAGGAAGAACGTCACGCGCGGCTCGCCAACATTCAGGCGGCTGCCCCATGCGTGCACGCCATCCGTTGCGCCCCATACGGCCTCGACAGCGCCGAGCACATGGCTGATCCAGGCCTGATCGGAGCCGATGAACTCGCGGCCTGCGGCGGCTGCGCCTTCTGGCGTGAATTGCGTATAGACCTGCGGGCGAGCGCCTGCGGTCATCATCAAGAGACTGCCGTTGTACGGACGCGCTGCGTTCGTGCCCCGATACATTACGAAATCTTCGTCGCGGTCAAACAGCGGATCTAGGCTGCCGGAGATCACCGCGTCCAAGTCCATCGAAACGAACCGCTCACCGAAGATCGCAGCAGCGTCCGGCCGGAACATCGCAAGCCGGCGCAAGCACTGCGGCATGTGCGGCCCCCACGTCGGAATGCGCACATCCTCAAAGTCGCGCGGCGGCGCAATCACCTCGATATCGCCGTAGTCGCCCGGCACGTCCGTGACCACGGCCAGCGTGTGCGGGATGGTCAGATGCCTGCGGACGCTATCGGCCCAACAGCGCACATGCCACGGTTGATAGTTCGTGCGGCCACCGGGCTGGCGCCAGAGCCATGTGATTAGTCGAAGCGGTTTAGCCATCAGCAAGCATCGCCTTGAGTTGCTTCATTCTCAGATCCATGCACTTGCCGTAATGGTATCCAGCGGCAGCGAGCGCCTTCAGGTCAGAGCGCACCGGCTCCGGCAGGCCATCCGCGATGCGCCAGATTTCACGCTGCGTTTCGCAGACGGTCAGGCGCTTCGAATGATGATCCGGATTGATGCGGTGCTTGAGCGTTAGGGCCTTGGTGGCCTCAAGGAAGGTCAGACCTTCCGGCACCGGGCCAAGATTGGTGATGCCCGTTTCGTCAAGCTTCACTGCGAACCGCCGCGATCTTTTCGCGAAGCTCATCAGCCGTCCAGCCAGCAAACGCGCGCTTGCCAAGAGCTTCCTGATACTCAACCCGCAGCGCTTTTAGATCGTCCGTCTGCTCCGGCGCTACGCTGCCCCCCGGCTTTCCGTCACCGTCATGATCAAGCTGCGGCTTATCAACGGCCTGCGTAACCGACTGCGGAGGTATCGGCAGATCGACAACAGCGCGCTTGAGGTTTGCGGCGAACGCGGGACGCTCCTCGACCTCGACACCGAGATCACGGTAGGCCTGCGCAATCTGCGGCCAATGCCCCATGACAATCACCTTGTCGGGGATGCCGAGTGGTGCCTGGAAATACTGAGGGTTCCGATAGGCGTAATTGGGAAGGAATCCAGACGCCTGATCTGAGTAAATAACAGCCATGATGTCCTCGAAATAGTTGGCCGGAGAGACAATCCCTCCGGCCTCTGTCCTTACGAGCCCGAGGCCACGTTGATGACCACACCGGCAGTCGCCTTGTCGCTCGTGGCATACTTCCGCCAGTTCTGGCCCGCACCGAGCTGCGACAGGTTCGGGTTCGCCGGAGCCGGGGAAACATTGGCGTCCGAGTTCCACGAGTAGCCCAGAAGGTTGACGTTGAAGGCACCTTCCGAGCGATAGCCGAGAGCAAGGTTTTCCTGCTCATTGATCGGGTAGAGACGGAAGCCAGGGGCCTGCGACTCCACGATCTCGACAGCGCCTGCCTGAAGACCAAAGATCTTGTTGTCCGGCACGCGGTCAGACACGAGAACCGGCTTGCCCATGGTGCCCGGCGTCCCGCCGTACACAACGAGGCCAGCTTCCTCGTAGATCTTCTTGTCGATGGCATCGTCCACCAGATCGAAGTACGTGGCGGAGTCCATGCCGAACATGGCGATGCGGCCGAACCGATCACCAAACTTGCGCATGCCCTTCGTCAGCACCTTCTTGCCGTCAGCCGAGAAGCTGCCAGATGCGACCATGTTAGCATTCGCGCCAATGGCTGCCCCGAGCGATGCGAACGCGGCCTGAACCATGTAGGCCATCGTTGCGTCGGCAGCGTCCTGGCCGATCAGCATCGCAAATTCCTCAACGGAGCGATTGCGGCGCTTGAATGCTTCCTCGGTCGTCTTGTACGGGCCGTACTTCCACGGCGACTTGACGCCGATCTTCTCGTCAGCACCGATCTTCTTGCCTTCGACGGAACTGTCGGAGTTCACGTTACGGTGGCCAAGCTCGCCGCCGATCTTGTAGAAAGCCTCGCGATCAAGGTCGCCCTCGATAGCTTCCGAACGCAGAACGATAGCGCCCTGCGAACTGGCGTTGAACACTTCAAGCACGTCCTGGATGCGCTCCAGATAAGCCGTCTGCGCCTGGCGATTGTAGATCACCAGGTCGCTGTTTAGTGTGGTCAAGTCTGCCATGGGGGTTCTCCTACTTCGGCAGTTTCAGAAAAGCCTCTTGACCGTGCTCAGCGATGTAATCCGCCTTCTGCTTGTTGGTCATTTGGCTGCGCTTCAACTGGCCGGTTCCCCCGGTCCCGTTGCTTGGGCCCTTCCCGGTGCCCGAATGGCCTGACGCCTCAAAGGCGCGGCCAAACACATCGGACTGGCGCATCTCAGCTACCAGTTCGGTGATGCTCATGTTGTCGCCCTTGCCGTTCACCTTCGGTGATCCATCCGGCTTGACGATCTCGACGGCAAACGCGCCGTCCTTCTCCACCACGCGGGCGGCATTACGGATGTGGGGCAGCAGCAGATCGATGGAGCCCTTTGCATCCGCCAGCGCGGATGTAGCAGCGGAGTCGATCAGCAGCTTTTCAATCTGCGTGCGATAGGCCGACAGCGTGTCATCGCGCGTCTTCAGGTCTTTGCCGTGTGACTCCAGCAGCTGGGCCTTGATCGCATCAACCTTGGCCTGAGCCAGCTTGTCCGCCTCTTTCTGCGGATCGATCTCTGACAGCTCGGCCATCTTGGCTAGCGCTTCACGCGCCTTGTCAGGGTCAAGATCCTTGAACTTCGCGGTCGCCTTTTCGAGAGCCTCACGGGTGCTACGCTCTTTGCCCAGCGCGTTCTTGAGGCCAGTAACGTCCTCCAGCGAGAAGCCGTTGACCGCCTCGACCGTGAGCACGAACTTGCCGTCGTCGCCCTGCTTGTAGTGTTCCTTCACGGCGTCGGGCAGACCGTCCACCGTATCGATGATTGCCTTCAACATATGTCATCCATCCCGGATTTGTGGTGGCCATCCCGGCCGAAATCGCTCCGTCAGGGTCACCCCAACAGAGCGCAAAAAACGCTTACTGTGATTGAACTAGGCGGCGAGCTTCTCGCCTGCGTTTTCATCTGGCGGCAGAGACGCAGCTAGGTCGGCGTCATCATCCTCGCCGGGCAACTCATCTTCGAGGCGCTTGTCTTCCTCGTCATTGCCGAACTCTGGCGACAGGATCGACCGGCGCTTCATCTCGTCGCGAAGCGTCGCCGTGCTGATGACCTTGTTCTCGTGCATCTTAATGAGCACTTCCGGCGCCTTGTCGGACCCGATCTCAATTGCAAAGTCCGAGTTGACGTAAACCGTTGGCTCGAACTTGAGGCCAAGCCACATCGCAGTGATCTTGAACGCCTTCTCCAGCGCATCCTTGAGTGAATACGTCCATGCCTGAACGGCGCTTGATGCCTTCTGGGATGCAAATGCGGCGGCAACCTGCGTGATGCCTGTAGAGCCTGCGGTCAGAGGCTGCCGGCCAAGCTCACGCATGTGGGCTTCAATGGCTTCGACCTGCGACTGCAAGAACTCAAGCGATGCGGCGCTTATCTCAAGAATATCCCAATTGCCATGCTGGCCCTGCTCATTCATCGGGGCGAACAGCACAGTCGAGGGCCCCAGCGGCAGCACCATCTGGTTGCCGTCCTTATCCAGCGGAGGCGAAATGCCATTGCCGGTGAACATCGGGAATGCGGTCAGTTCCTTGGCGCTCTTGAGATTGGTTTCCTGCTGGTAGTGCTCAATCTGCAGGTCAGCGATGTCCTGCATGGGCGGCGCAATCCGCCATGTGCCGAGCGTGCGCTTGCCGGTATAGAACGGAACCAGAGGGATGATGCCGATTGTTATCGGCCCCTGGTCAACCAACTGCCACGTGACCGACTTGCCTTTGCCGGGAGCAGCAGGCTCAGCGACCTGCTCCCAAATCTCAAATCGTGCGGGGCCGTAGTTGATGGTCTTCCCGCGCTCATCGAACACCGGATCGCGCACCAAAACGCGCACGCACGGCACCTCAACCTCATCCATTCCCTCGCGCTTGGTGTACGTCTCATCGATACGCGCATAGACGAACTGCTCAGACCCACCGATCATATCGGAATAGACGGCAAGCATGTTCTCAGCAGGAACACGGACCCAAAACGGACGCGAGCCCATCTTGCGCTCATCGGCAAGCGTGGCACCTTCAGGCAACCGGGTGTGATCGACCAAGATCCAGTCGATTGCCTTCTGGATGCCAGCCTGAAACACCTCTGCAGCAAACACATGCAGGTGATTGCCTGCACGGTCGATGTCCTCGACGATGTTCTTGATCTGCGGCGGAACGGTATCCTTCGCCAGCGAAACCTCTTTGGTGAACGGCTTCGAGGAAAGGTTTTCCGTGATATCGCGAAAGATGTTCGTGAACTTCGAGTTGCGCAGGCGATGCTTGTAGTTCCCAGAACTCTCGTTCGGAAACTGCGGCAGATATTTCTTGCCCGCCTTGCGCATGGATTCCACGCCACCGAGAATGTCGGAGGACATTGCCCAATATCGCTGCATCGCCCGGTAGTCACCGGACGGGGTTAGCATGTTGGTGTTGTCAGCCATCTGCTGTTCTGCCCCATGTGCCGACAATGACTGTCGGTGCGGTTCTGCGCTTTATCATCGGCGTGACCGCATATCGCACGGCATCCCAGCCGTGATTGTGTGCGTCCACGATGGCCGGCAGAACGTCGCTGGTGAGACGATCAACCTTGTGGCTGTAGAGCCTGGCTTCGCGGATAAGGTTCACGCAGCGCGGGTGAATGACGATCTCTTTGAACGATCTCAGGAAGGCTATGCCGTCCTCCAAGCTACCGGGCCATTTGGCAACCGCCTCCGATCGAGGCAGACCATTGCGTCTCAGGTAACTGATATTCTCAGGCCTAGCGTTGTCCCACCGTGTTGCAATAGTCTCAAAGCCGGGGATCTTCGCCAAGATAAAGCGTTCGTACTCGTCGATCTCAAGCCGGTTTCGGTACGCTTCGTGGCTCACATAGAGCGTATCGCCAGTAACATGGCAGCGGACAGCCGCCATTGGATCTTGAGCGTAACCGAAGTCACCGCCTTGATATGGCCCATCCCAATCCGGCTGCGGCTCAAACTCAGCTACGCGCCACTTGCCACCAAGAACCTGCGCATCCGAATTGGTAAGGTATGCCCCTTCCCAGATATGCGCATAAGTATTGGGGTCCAGCCGCTCTTGCTCACGGCGGCGAAGCTCATCAAGCCCCTTCGGAAAAAACGGATTATCCTGCCAATTGATTTCCGTGACCAGGCTGTTGGACGGCGGCGTTTTCCTGAAGCGCTGATCTACAGGCGACCCGTCCTTGCGCGGGTTCCAGACTGACCACAGCTCCGACTTCGGTTGCCGGAACACTGTTGCCTCTAGCGCCAGCCATGACGATTCCGGAACGTCCTCAGCTTCCTCAACGATTGTCAGGTCGATCTTGGCAAGCGACTTGATCGTAGTGACACCATGGCGAAGCCCGCGAAATATGAACTCGGTCCCGTTCCGGCCACGCAGGTAGTCCACGCCGACATCATAGTGGTCCGCCAACCAGTCGTGCATATCGATCGCGGACTTCAATTCGGCATGGAACGATTCTTTTATGCTGACCTGAATGTCGCGCGTTGCGAGGATGCGGAGCGGCTCCACATAGCCCCACACCGCAGCCATCAAAGCGAAGCTGACGGACTTCGAACTACCTCGCCCACCGTATGCGGCCCTGTACTGAACCGCACCTCTAGCCGGGGCGAATACCGGAACGAGTTTTTCAGGCAGACGGATTTGCGCTGTGGTCATTCGTGGCGCTCACCGGCACCAACTGAATAACCGTTGGCGCTAGCTTCTCTCCGTCCTTGCCTGTGTGCTCGTGTTTTTCGACCATGAAGCCGAGCATCTTTGCCAAGTCCACGAGGGCCGACTTTTTGTCGTACATTCGGATCTTCACGCCAGACTGCGTTAGCGAGACCTCCGACACCGCCGCAGCGATATCATCAGCGATCAGCTCGCTCGGAACTAATGCGACCGGATAAATGTTGAGCCCGTTTGGCGATGCATTTTCAGAGGTCGTGTCCAGCGGGGTGCTGCCCCACTTCACGGCTTGCCGGATGTCTGCGAATGCGATCTTGGCCAGTTCGGCCACAATGCGGTCCTTGGTGATCTCGTGCTTCTCTGCGGTCTTAGCTTGTAGATGCGCAATCCTTGCCGCGATCTTGCCGTTCTCCAGCAATTCAAAGGCCTTGCGATTGACAGTCGCGGACTTCATCCCTTTGGCATCATAAGCTCGCCGGTAGGCCTCACTGGCATTCCCGGTCTCAATGTATGCCTGTACGAAAGCGGCCTGCTTTACTGTGAGGCCATCTGGCCCGCTAGCTGCCTTCCCCGGCTTCCTGCCCTTTGGGGCTGGCTTAGCCATGATGCTGTTCCTTGTTTCCTACTGATCGGACCACGCGAGTGCGCTTCGACTCCCGTTCTCTGATCTTGTCTGAGACACTGCGGGCTGTGCTTACCTTCACTAGCTTGCCGTTCTTGTTGAACTTGTAGCCCTTGATGCTAATCGGGCGAGCAGTCATCGCTGACCTCTCTCGTCGGCGCACCGAGCTTGCGCAGGATTGCGCCTTCACGCTCGAAAACAACCCGACGCCCGATTTCTGGATTCCGGCACTCGTGCTCAATTTCGTAGGTGACGCCATCAACCACGAACGTGCTGAAGCACACATACCGCCCAGGCTTGCCGTCAGCGTAGTGACAGCCTGCCTTGTAGTCGGTGATCTGTGCCATTGGTGGACGCCAGTCGGTCACGCCGAAGCAATTCCAACTTTTTCGATATTGCTCTGCGGGTCAGTCGCAGGCAGGCTCGTATGTCGCCGCGAATATCTCGGGCTTGCATGGGTAAATTTCACCCGCGATGCCGCGGATGATCCAGTCGCCGAATTCGGCCCGCATCTGGCCTTCCAGCGTATTGATCAGCGCATAATCAGGACCGCCGCGCCACCGGCCATCCTCGTTATGGGTTGTGATCTCATTAGACGCGTGCCGATCCAAAAACCAGCCGGGCATATCATCGTGGCCAAGCCTAAACGCCTCAATGACGACTGGCTTCTTGATGAACTGCATCAGACCCTCGTGTTCAGATATTCTGCCAGAGCCCACAACCTATCGCCCGCTCTTTGCAATGCTATGCGGTTTGGTCGGGGTGTGTTTCTTGGGCTGTGACGGAATTGGTGGTGCCCACGGAAGGATTCGAACCTTCAACCAGACGGTTATGAGCCGCCAGCTCTAACCATTAAGCTACGCGGGCAGTTTAGGTGGAGCCTGCGGAGGGAATCGAACCCCCGACCTGGTGATTACAAATCAGCTGCTCTGCCGACTGAGCTACACAGGCGAATTTGGCACCGGCTATCGTCACCCCGAGGGGATCAGATTGTCTCTTGCCATCGCCCCGGTGCAGCGTGGCCGTATCATCGGATACAGCGTCCATAGTCAGCCGATGAACCAGCTACAGACGATCAGCAGGTTGGCATCGCGTGCGGAGCACGATGCGACGCTGCGTGAATTGATGCGCCACCATTACTCTCAACCAGCCCGGTGACGACTTCGGCGGATACGCCTTGGCTGGTCCAGTGGATTTGTGCTCACCACAGCAGCCCGCCCGTCTGTAGCTTCAGGGCAGGTCTTTCAAATCTGGCAGGCCCCACGCCACCGGGGCTTCTCGGGCATCTCGTCCCCCTGACACCAGGGGTGCGGGCGATAGGCCCCGCCTTTATTACCGAGCGTTACGGTGTCTAGCGCTTCTGCTTCAGCGCCGCTGCCAAACTCCCGGCGATCATTCCGGGCGGCCCTTGCGGGTCTTAGACGCGGATCGCAGAGCGAGAGCCGCAAACCTTTAGTCAACGCAAAGCACCCGGCGATTCTGTCGCCGGGCTCATGACACCGTTCGCACTGCCTGTAACGAGGTACGTATTTCCAGAGCGGCGGTAGGGCCAAACCTGACACCTATTTGGGTCAGGCGGATCGTCGCTTGCGTCCTGCTTCCGGGCGAGACTGAGACACTTGCCTCGGATTTCGGTCATGGTTAACGTGATTCGAACGAAATGGCAACACCTTATTTCGACCGGCTGATATTTTGGTTGAACTCCCCGGCAAGACGATGTGCTCGATGGCAACCTTCGCCTCTGTCGGCCGCCCGAATAGCTGGACAATCACCGACGCTACGCCACCACGAATGGACTCAATGACAGCGGGGAAGCCATCGAAGACCCCTCGCGTCAGTTGCACCTGGTCGCCCGGCTTGAACCTCTCGTCGTCCGGCTTCTCTGGCTTACCGAGATGGGCACACCAGTCACCCATGATGGACGCTTCGATGCCTGCCGGTTGCCCGCAAAAGCCGACCACGGAGCGAATAGCCCGGAACCGAAACATCTCATGCAGGTCCGGCTTGTGGCGATCTCGCGCGACGAACACATAGCCGGGGGCCGCGACAGCATACGCTGGTTGACGCTTGCCGCTGCCCGATGACTTTGCCCGGCGCTTGGTTGTCCGCATGGGGACGATGGCGTGATAGCCCCGGCTGCGGAGGATGCGAGATACCGCACGCTCTTTCTGCGACTCCACTCGGAACATGTAGAATAGGTGCTCAGACATCATCCCACCGCCCTCCCTCATTGCAGCACTGACGCGGGATCGACCCGTGCAAGCATCGTCACGTTGTGCAGAAACGTATCCAGGTCAGTCGGCGCAACGTCGGCAATGAGGGCACCAACCATCGCAAGCCTGGCTTCCTCCCGAGAACAATCGGCGGCGTTCGCGAACTGATCGAACGCTTCTGACGCATCGTTGCTCAGGTACCCAATCAGCATCAAATCCAAGCTCATCCCGCCGCCCTCGCCTCGCCCGCCTCAACCGTCGCCACAGGCACATCCGGCCGCCAGCGGTCCATCCCGACCGGCAATCCTGCTTGAGCGTTCGCCAACACAAGCCGCTCCCAATCCTCAAGCCACGCCTCACGCCGGGCTTTCGTCGCGCCCATAACGCCTGCCTTTGCACCCTGCCCCGTCGATAGCGTCACTTCCCGCCATGAGCTGGGATGCCAGAGCGGATCTTGCCCCTCGTACTGGAGGCGCTCGACAACGTGGACGCTTGACAGAAATTTCTCGGTGTTTTCCGCCGCTTGCACGGTCCATTTCCTAAAATGGATTAACCATATCTGGACACCGAGAATCAATTCGTGTATTTTGTCAAGCGGGTTCATTGCGATTTCTCATCGCGAGCCAAATATCTAGGTTTTTGCTGGGGATAGACGTTGAAATAGCCAAAGAAAAAGGCCCGGAGGTGCGGGAACACCTGCCGAGCCTGTATTTTCGCAACGCCCTTGGTGGGGAGCAATTGCAATGCACACTGATACCATATCGCAGCGCGCGATCAAATGGTCTTGCGCGATCATTTTTAGCTCAATCGCCGTCATGGCGATCACGAGCGACATCGTCGACCTCAGAGACCCAACCGGGATGCTGGTCAGATGGCGACTGGATCACACCATCGCCATCGTTCTGATTGCCGCCACTACGCTGAGCGTTGAAGCTGCCGTCAATGCGTGGTCGGACGGAAGGCGCGCGCTGGCTGCAGGCTTCGCGCTGGTGGCCACTATCGGCGTTGCCTACGTCGTGTTCAACAGTGCCGGTCGCCTTGCTGAAGCGCAAGGATTCAGGGACCGGGTTGCATCGGCGCACAACGCCAAGGTCGAGGCCGCGCGCAACCGCCTGGATGAAGCCCTTGCGGCCAAGGCCCGGATCGACGCCGATGCGCTCGAACGCGCCACCATGCGCCACTGCGCCACCCACTGCCGAGCCATCCTAGAGGGCAGCCAGTCAGCAGCGGCGGCAGAGGTAGAATCCGCTCGCGCGGAACTTGCCGCCCTACCGCCTCCAATGCAGGTTGGATCGGCCAAGGCACAGTGGTGGGCAGACACCCTTTCCGGCGTCCTGCCACCAGCCGCCACCGAACGTCTCGCGCCGCGCATCGAGTATGTGGGCCTGGTCCTGTTCGGGGAGGCTGGGGCCATGTTCGGTTGGCTGGCCCTCAGACGACGCCAGAACAGGCCGTCAGAGCCCGTAGACGCTGGCACAAAGGCGGCACCGGCGGGAAGCGCGCCGGACACGTCGACCGAACAGCTTGCCTTGACCGTCGACACCGTCGAGACGGGAGTTCCGACACCCCTCGTCGACACCCCGCCAGCGCCAGCCGTCGACGGCATTGCGCCTAATGTCGACCAACCAGCGCCGAAACCGTCGGCGCCGACAAGAAAACCCCGAAAAACCGGCTCAAAACAACGTCGACGGCGCCCCAGCCCGGCACCTTCGGCGCCACCCAAATGGGAGCCGTCTGCTATCGTCAGCGACCTGATGCTCAGAGCCGCAACCGGGCGCAGCTTCGAGAACAACACCAAGGCGGCGGAGCATTACGGGTATTCCCGCAGTCGTCTTTCTGAACTGCGCAAGCAGTGGAAGGAGGAAGGGGCTCTCGTTTGAGCCCCACCCCGCTGTGGATAACGGAAATAATTTCGAAATTCCGCGTTCTACCTATTGCAAAATATAGCCAGTGCTATATGTTGATTTGTATCGGGACTGACCGAAGCCCATTTCACCGTACACACGGAGAACCCAAATGATCACCATCACCGGCGGCTCATTCGTCCAAATCACCTGCACCACCGATGCCGAGGTTCAGGCCATTGCACGCGCCTGCCGCGTCATCTCAATCGGCCGGGAAATGAAGGCCAAGTGCAACCGTGCTGAGCGCCGTCGCATCGACGAGATTGCCGCCAAGTTCAATGCTCCGCGCGGAGCCGCATCTGCCAACGCAGCCGAGCGCTCTCACCGCATCCTCGTTGGCGTCAGCGATATGGGAACGGCCAGCGCTCCGGAGACCGTCAGCATCAACGGCGAAACGCTCGCATTCAGCGGATACGGCAAGATTTTTTCCGTAAACCCCGCCGACAACAGCGCCAGCGGACTGGAGCCACATTTCGAACGTGCCTGCTACGCCTATTATCGCTAATCTCGAAACCCTGCCGGGGCATTGCCCCGGCACCACCGTCCACACGGAGATACGGAAATGCTGAAATATGAATACTACGTCGTTCAGGCCGGGATTGCTGTTTTCGGATTCGGCGATACGCCGAGCGAGGCAGTCGCGATGGCCAACGAGTTCTCGGATCATAAATTGCGCGTGTCCGAGATCGCGCAATACGTCGGAACCGCAAAATCGAGCGATCGCATGTGCGATAAATCCATGACGCAGTTCGGTGAATTACATCATGGGGAAATGGTGCTGCTGGATCGTGACACCGCGCAGAGTGTCGGCTATAAGGACGTTGATTGATCACCGCATAAGCGGTGCTGAACCAAGTAGGTGAGGAGCGTCAGGTTATGTTCCCCGCACCTGCGGGGTTGAACCAGGCATCGCTCAGATGAGCGTGTTCAACTGTTCCCCGCATTTGCGGGGCTATTACACCGTCCACACGGAGCCGCCATGCCCACTTACAATATGTGGTTCAAACGCATCCGGCTATCGCACGCCATGAGCCGGCGTGATGTCGTGGAGGCAATGCGGCTAGGCGGCGTAGAGGTCTCGTCCAGCCGAGCTGATCGGTGGACGCGTGCTGACGGCGATAGCCGACGCGGCGCGACAATGACCGAGGACGAATTCGACGCATTCACGCGCGGGCTGGTCGAGTGGACGAAAGAAGCGCAATGACCCCAGCCGAAGTCCGCGCCGCACGCAAAGCGCTTGGCCTCACTCAGACCGAGCTGGGAGAAATTTTGGCAGTCAGCCAGGTCGCAGTATCTCTGTGGGAGCGCGACGGGCGCGCCGTGCCCGGTGCCGTATTGCTGGCGCTCCGCTACATGCTCCGCTACGGCCTGCCGGTTATTGCCCTAAAGTAGATACGCGCAGCGGGGCCGGTCCCCTATTCGCCCTCAGATTGCTGCACTGCCGCTAGACCGGAACGGCTCCAAGGGCGCGCTGCTTACTCTGGATAAACACGCCTGAGCGCCAGCAACGCCCCCCGCCCGCGCCGCTGGAGTTGCGTCATGGCGGCGTCTCGCGCTGATGCTCTAGGAATGCGCGTGCTGGATCGTGCATCGATCCCCTCATCGCCATACACATCCAATAGCGGCGCTCCGCTGATGTAGATCTGCGCGGCTACATCATCCGTGCTCCATCGTGTCAGCGGTGCACAGCGCCACTGCCCAACGAGCGGGCCGGACCGGTATTGATGCAGAGGGCTGTACTTGCCAAGAGCTATCGCTCTGTGTCGGCTCTCCGACGCCCGCAGCCCGACGAAATGCCCGTCGCACGGCGCCACATCAGCTAGCTGTGCCCAGCGCTCGGGTACGCTCTCGTCCAATGATGCGCGCGTCAGCCGAAGCGCATCGACATGGACGCCGATCGCTCGCCACGCGGCTATCGTGGCATCGTAGTTGCCGAGGATTTCGCTCTCCGGCCACAGCAGGATGCGGGCGGGGACTGTCGGATCAATCTCTCGGACCAGAGACAGCATTGCCGCGCTGTCTTTGCCGCAGGAAAGGGCGACGAACATGCGCCGCCCCTCCAATCCTCGCCTGATCCATCCCAGCGCCTCATCACGCCGGCGCTGAAACTGTGGCATCCGAGACCATAACCGGGCTCGCTCGCGGTCTCCCTCACGCATTTGGCATCACGCATTCCATGCGGGCTCCGGGGGCGCGCGCGGGCGGCACGACATGCCACGGCATCACATCGCCATCGACGCCCATTTTTGCCGCATAGCCTGCCGGGAGAGGGCGGCACAGACGCGCCTGACGAGCATCATCGTCGCCGCCGACCTGTACATCCCAAGCGACAACGGAGCCGTACCCACGACCACGCGCGCCGCCGACAGACGTGACCGACCGCAGCAGGCGCTCGACATCCTGCCGATCACCGACCGCTCGCCACTCCAATGCCCGGCAGACGGTGTGCATATCGGCTAGGCGACTGGACTTGTACGGCCCGGCAGCGGTCAACACGCGCCCGGTCTTTTCAGGCAGAAAACGCTCTGCCTGGTCGTCAAAGCGGCGGTGAAAAAACACCTGTCGCACCGCAGCCTTGCCCACCGCCGCCGGAGACGAGCACGCATACCACCACACGTCACCGTCGCGGATCTCTTCCAGCGGCAGCCCTTCAACCGGCCGCAGGTCGCTGGTCTTTGGGGCAGTCGTCACGAACGCCTCTTCGCCCAGACGCTCACGCATCACGACATAGGCGAGGATGCCATCGATACTTGGAGACCACGGGTCGGACGACACGTAGCCGTGCCGCAGCTCGGCGCGAATAATCAACGGCTCCATTATGCTGCCTCCCGCTGCTGTTGTTCGTAAAGAGCCGGTATCCACCACATGCCGCAGCCGTAAACCTTGCCCGTGCCCGGTCCTCCGAACACTAAAAACCGCTCAAACGTATCGGCGTCGTGAGCGATAACAATCCCACTCACGTCAACGATGGACATCGTGATTGTCTTGTCGCGGCGCTTGATTTCGAGCTGTCTCGGCTCTCCGACATCGACATACGTCACCTCGCAGCCGCCGTCCATCGCCGCTCTCTTTAGCCATTCCCGGATCTCGACCCGGCTGCGAACGTAAGACACCCGCCTCCGGTGCTTCCCTTGGGTCCGAGACCCGTCACAGCGCAGCGTTGCCTTGAACTCCAACGCCACGCCAGCCAGCGCTGAAACGGGAACGCACGTGCACGCTGGCTTGATGTTGGACAACATCGCCACGCGCTCGCTATCGATCAGCTTCCACACGTATGGTCGCTGCGTTCCATCGACAGCATTCTGCCGACCTTCCCGCTTCTGCGCCGGTAGGTCAGCAGCGCCAGGGAAATATCCGTACAAGGCGACATGCCAGTTTGCGAATGGCCCCGGCGGCTTTGGTAGGACGCTGAGATACATCATGCTGCACCCAGCAGCGTCTTGATGCTGTCCTCGTTGTTGGCCAATAGCTGGTCGTAGAGGTTGCGCAAGTGCTCGTCATAAGCAGCCTTGGCCTCAACAGCTTTCGGTGCCAGCAGGCTGCGCCCGTCCTCAATCTTGATGAGGTCGTGCACCTCGCCGCTCGACAGATCCTCGAACTCATACGCCACATCGACAAGACCATGCCCTCGCGATGCCTGCCCGCCGATGTGCGGAGACCGCGAGAACGAATGCAGTGCCGCGATGAGGCAGCCCATCTGCTCAAGCGATACGTCGTGCACCGTGATCCACGAATAGAGCCGGACACCCGGACATACAAGTTCCGAGCGTATACGCATCTGCGTCGGCACATCGTCCGTGGCTGCGGTTTTCTTGCCCTTCTTGGGTGCGTCAAGCAGCGTCATTTCCGGATCGTCATTCAGGTGTCGGCGGACACTTTCGATTTTGGCGTCGTCCCGGCGCGAATACTCCTTCTCGAACGTACAATCCGCATAGGCAAACTTGCGCGCCTCATCGTGCAGGCGGGGCGGCAGGACCGGGATTGCCTCCTGGCAGATCGGATAGCTCGATCCGACGCGCAGCTTGCCCTCAAGGATCTGATTACCGACGCCGCCGCCGAACACCGCGAGATGAGGCATCGCTGCCCGCATGCGCCGGGCTTGCGCAATGTCCGTGTTCTGCGCGCCGCCGATAGCACCACCCGAAAACAGCAGATGGAACGCGTCGAGCCCAACGCGCGGCGAGCCGATCGCATCGAGCATGTAGGCGGCTGACAGGTCACGCAACTGACCGCGCCACGCATTGCCTGAATACGCAAATACAGGCGTCAGCTCGCCATCGGGCTGCAAAATCTGATCCTGAGCCAGATGCGACGACGCCGAAATAGTCTCGCCAATATGCGACAAGGGCGAGCGCAGGGTAAAAATGCCATGAAGGCGGAATGAGCTTAGTGCCATGTTAGACGATCTCCGCGTCAATGATGTCTAGTTTCGACTCAACAGGACGCTCACGTTCAAGCCGATCTCTGACCAGCATGACGATCCACTGTGTTTCTTGATAAAGTCGTTGCAGGACGAGCTTGGTGTCTGCCTCTGCCAACACGCGCGTTAGGAACTCCCGCGACTCAGCTTCCGGTGCGAATTGGATCGCGTGTGAGAATGTGCCGTCCGCATTGCTGAAAACCGTCAGCGGGATCTCGCCCTGGGCGCCGACCGCCATCCATCGTGGCTGTACCGATCCGCAACATAGGCGCGGGCTCAACAATTCGATGAAACGCGGGATGCTCTTGGCCCGCTTGGCTGCGTCCTTCACAAAGCGCTGGATTTGGCTCCACATATCCAGCGACACCTTGAACCGCGTCTTGTCCCGACTGCGATAAACCGCATAGACCAACAGCGCGCCCGTGGCCGTAGACTTGTCCTCAGTGTCGAAGCCGTAGATCATAAAAACATCTCCATTTGCCCGCGCGCATCCGCGCTATAATTCGCGACCTCCGATTTCTTGACCGGCTGTGCTGGCTCTGGCGCTGCCTCAGCGAACTGAGCTACGCCAAAGGCGCAGTACGCCACGAGCCCGAGAAGATCAGGACGCATCCGGCGATACGGGACCACCCGCGCATCAAGCGCGCGTGCTTTCGCGATGCCGACCTTGAGCATCGTCGCCGGGTGGTAATCGCCAGACACAACGCTGGCCTTCGAAAATCCTTCAGCGACCATCGCCTCGAATGCGGATAGACATGTCGCGAACTCGGCCGTCGTTGTCCGCACCAAGGCGTCGCCGGCGAAAACCGCCCATGACTGGCCGCCAGTATTTACCGCCGATCGAAATACCGTATGCTTCTTGCCGCTCTCATTGATGCCTAGCAGCCATTTTGTGGCGGGCGGAGACAGGAGAATTTCGCGCACTCGCGATGGTTTGGGGCACTCGTAAACATCAGGCCCCGCGATGAAGTGCGAGTAGCTATGCCACCCCGCCTGCGTCCAGACCTTGATGTCCATGCCGCGCGCCGCGACAACGCCCTGCCATGACGATGCCAGCGTCAGGGCCTCACATCCACCACAGACAACCGTGCTGTCCTCGCAGGCGGCTAGATTGTGCTGAGTGAACGTTGGGGCAATCACATCTTTCTGCGCCCGCGCCTCGTCTCCGCAGTCGCCTCCGCAAAGCCAGCACCGGTTGCCGGTGCCGAGCGGTGATGCAATACCAAGGATGCGGGACGCGAATTGGGTGACCGTCTCCATCACATCACTCCCGTGCACCGCGCAAGAATGATCCCCGCGAATACCGCCACGATGTACGGCGCTATGCGAGCAAGCATCGTGAGGACAACGACAGACGCCAGTGCCGTGAAGGCCCCGAGCACCACGACGACAGCGGTTGCCGTTTCTCCTACCCCTGATAGTGCTTCACGGGCTTTTTGACTGAAGATCGGTTCACGGTTCATCGCACCCCTCCTGCCGCCAACAAATCCTCAAGATCGACCTGCGCATTTTCCAGGATCGCCGGCACTGCGCCGCGCCGCTGATCCTGATACTTGCCCGCATATGGCCGCTCAGTCGGCTGATCAAGCTGGTGCAGAATGATTTGCGCAATCGGCATGCCTGCGATGATTTCAATCGCCTCGCCGCCGTGGTTCGACAGTTCGAGCGTCAAGAAACCTTTCCAGCCCGGTTCGATGATCGTATTCTGAACCGCGAGGAACCGCCGTGCCCACGTCGATTTGTCGGCAACATGGCCCAACAGATCGTCAGGCATATCGAAGTGCTCGATGGTGGATGCTAGCGCTGCTTGCCCTGAAGCAAGCGTCAGTGTTTCAGCAATGCGAACGTCATAGCCTGCTGGGCCAAGGCCGAACGTCATGCCGTACGCAACGGTGCGGTCGTTAAACGGCGAGAAGATGCCGCGTACCCTGATGCTTTGTGCTGAAAGGATCATGCCTTCACCTCATCGGCCAAAATAGACCGCCACAGCGCCTCAATGTCGTTGCCACAGCCAGTTGCCGCTGATGCGCCGTAGATGCTCTCGTTATTCCGCTTGGTGCGCTTGTAGGCCGCCGCACGCTCATCGCAGATGCCCATTGCGGTGGAGAGCCCGGCCCGATACGCAGTGCGCAGTTCATGCGTGTTGTAGATCTCTGCGATCTCGCGCTTTGCGATGTCTTCGGCGCTCATTGAAGCACCTCCGGTCGCTCAAACCGGTAGTACTGGGCAAGGCAGCCGTTGCCGATCCACTTGATGACCGGCACGCCGCAATCAAGATCAGGCGCAGCCTCAATGCCTGACAGACGGAGCCAGACTAGATCCCCGCTCCACAGGCACACCAACCACCGATCTTTCAATTTACGGACAACCCAGAGGTATTGCACCGCGCCCGGCTTGAGCCAGATGCGATCCTGGGCGCGCCCGAGACAAAGGCTCGCCGATTTCCATTCGTTAGCAGCATCACTGATCGTCAGCATTCTATCCCCCTCCCCTCAGTATCCGCGCGGCTTGCGCCCGTTTCCAAAATCTGCGTCGCGCAAAGCGTTCGCTCCGATGTCGATGAAGGCATCGACGTTCTTGGGGTGACCGTTGCGGTTCTTCGAGACGTTGAGTTCGATGCAGTGGCGCGTAGCCTCCAACTGCTCTCTTCGAGCCATCTCAGCTTCCGGCTGATCGAACCGCTCTTTTTCGAGGTAGTAGGCGGGCCGGTAGAGCAGGACGATCACCGATGCGTCCTCTTCGATCGCACCGCTTTCACGAAGGTCAGATTCCGTTGGCCGCTTGTTGTCGCGCTTCTCGACATCACGATTGAGCTGGCACAACCCGATAACGGCAACGTTCAATTCCTTGGCAATTGAGGCGAGGCCGTCCGTGATTTCCGCAAGCTCGCGCACTCGGTTTCCAGCGTACCGGGCCGATGCGCGGACGAGGCCAATGTGATCGACGACGATCAGCTTCAATGGCGTGCCCTCACGATCCATGCGGGCGGCGAGCTTCCGGCTTCTGGCTGTGATCTCAGCAATCGTTAGCCCGCGCTGCTCTTCGATGTGGAGGGGGACACCGCGAAGCCGCTCATGGGCGCGATCCAGCCTCTCGCGCTGCCAGTCATCAGCCACTCGCCGGTTGATGATGTCCTCATAAAAAATCGGCCTGTCGTAGCTGTAGGCGATGTCGGTCAGCAGTCGCGCGCCAAGCTGCTCGCCGATCATTTCGAGCGAGAAGAAACACACCGGGAACCCGGCGCGCGCAGCCTTGAGAACGCAGCTCGTGGCGACCGCGCTCTTGCCGGCGCCAGGCCGGCCCGCGACGATGGAAAGCTGCCCGACAGGCCAGCCGCCGATCACACGGTCCAGATCAATCAGTCCAGTCGTCGGCGCAGGCGGCTCATCGCTATCGAGGTTCTGCATTGCGAGGTCGGCAGCGCCACTCGCGTCGTAAGCTCGGCGGCGGCCCTCCTTGAGTGATGCCAGAACGTCGTCAATCCGAGCAATCGCGTCCGAGGCCATGTCTCGGATTGATCGCGAGCCGTAGGTTGCTGCCAACGCAAGTTCGTCGGCGGCGGCGCGCATAGAGCGGCGCTGCGATGCATCCCTGACGGTCTCAACGGCATCCCCAAACGGGAGCTGCAAATGCACAAGATTTTCGGCAACAATGTTCCGAATGTACTTCCGAGGCGTGAGGTTTGGCGCGATTTCCTCCTCGCCAAAAAACGCCGACACCGCCTCAACGGAAGGGTGGCGGCCCTCATCCCGCAGCCCCGTGAGGACGGACCATATGCGGCGGTGAAATGGGCCTTCAAAGTCGTCAGCCAGCAGGCCGCACTCGCCAATGCGATCCGGCTGGATCAGGCATCCAACGATCACGGCGCGCTCCGCCATGAAGTCGTTTTTCGGCTCTTCGGCTGGTTGAAATTTTGCGATGGCGTTCATGAGCGGTTGGCTCCAACGATGGCTTGGATGCGACGCATCTCGTCTGTCACGGTGGAAGTAGATTTCCCGGGCGGTTTGCTCTCGGATGCAATCCGAGCCCACTTGCGCAGAACGGTCATCGCATCATCGACATTGGGGTAGTTGAAGCGAGCCATGTCCGGACCGGCGCGATCGCAGACGGCGCGCAAGTCGATGCCCGGATATTCGGTTTGCAGCAGTGCTGCTGGTTCGCCAGTGACGGTCAGCTTGCCGCCCGCGAACTCCACCCCGGCGCTGCCATCGAGGGTGCCGCGCGATCGCTGTGTTGCGCGAGCGCTTTTGGCTTTCGTCTCGCCCTTGATCGCCAAGCCGCGCCGGTAAGCTTCTTGCGCAATTTCATCAGCCGTGGGGGACCCTAGGGGGTACTTAACTTCTTCGTAAGAGAGTAAACCTGAAAGGTTTTCCTTATACGCGTGCGCGCGCGACCCAGTTACCCCCGTAATTATTGCGGGGGTTTTGGGCGATACCTCCGTAATTATTGCGGGGGTTTCTTGTGTTACGGGGGTAATTATTGCGGGGGTTTTGCGAGACGGCACCGCATTTTCTGCGGGGGTTTTGTCGTCGTTACGCCCGTAATATTTGCGGGGGTTTCTCGGAATTACATCCGTAAAAGTTACGGGGGTTTCTTCAACTGCGGCGTGAACTTCAATCCCCTTGCCGCGACCTCCGCTGCGCTGAGTGACGACCACCCAGCCATTGTCCGACAGGTGCCTCTTCCACTTGTCGAAGGTGCGTCCTGCGATGCCCGTCAAGTCGGATAGTTCTTGGTTGCCCGTAACATCAAACACAGCCGCGTACACGGCGAGCGCCCGCGCCTGGTATGGCACGTTCGCCACCGACATGCGGTGTAACCACTCTGCAAATGGCATCCTGAGGGCGTTGGTTGACAAGCTACGCCCCCACACAGGATATGTGCCGCGCCATAATCAGCTCAGCGAGCATCAAGCCATCCCTCCAGATCGATCTGGTTGGTTGGCGCAACTCGCTTCCGCTTTCGTGCGGCGGGCTGCTGCTTCAGATCGAGAGCGCCTGCCCCCCCCCTCAAGCCGCTCCAGAAGGTCGCCCAGCGCCTCCTTGCTCATGCCGGACCTGAGCCGGACAGACCGCAGCGCGCCGCCATGCACAGCCGTTAGCGCGCTTGGTGCAGCATCCAGGCTGTAGACAGCCGCGCTCCAGCCCAGCTCATCTAGCCGAGACCTGACAATCTGCTGAATGACGTGTGTCGATAGCGGTGTGCGCGAGCGCGCCAACGTATCGAATGAGGTTCCATGGATCACAGCGCCCGCTCCCCATTGAGCGCCTTGCGCATGTTGTAGCAGGCGTAGGCATCCACTGACCGCATGTAGGCGGCGTAGTCTTTCTCTGGGTTGATCTTGGATGGGCGCGGCGGCAGCGGTTCCGGCTCGGGCTCCGGTTCCTGCGTGGGCGCGGACAGCTCCACCTCTGGTTCCGGCGCAATCTCCGGCAGATCCGGCACCGGCATCAGATCGGCTTCGGGGATGTTGACCATGTGCCTCGCGAAGAAACGCCGCGATCGCTCGATGGCAATGCGTTCGACCTGCATAAGCTGTTGCTTGAGATAGACGGCATCTGCCGTAAGCATCGCTGTCTCAACGGCCCGAACGCCGCTTATGACAGTTGAGCTGTCACGCCCAACAGCCTCGCCAATCTGCGGATAGCTGTAGCCATAATTCCGGGCGATGCTGAAGATAAGCCACCTTGCGCGCACACTTGCCTTATCGCGCGCGTCGCTGATTATCTCTGAGCGCTGTAGTTCGGTGACAGTGCACGCAGCCTGAATGATGTCGCGTAGTCTCGGTCGCTGCACAGCAGCTCTCCCCTCGTTGTTCCGAGGGCGTCTTGACCTCCGACGCGAATGCACGTACACACAATGCACGTACCGCGTTGGGCCAATGCGCCCCACACTGAGCAATGCTCAGAACCTCTGTGAAAATTGATCCCCGACGGATCGCTTGGTTAGATTGTCGAACCCCGGATTTGAGCTGGCAGGCTCTCCCGGGGTTCCTCATTTCTGGGCTTCTGCATCCTCCGTAATCACTGCGGCCAACCGCTTTGCTGCATCGGACACAGTCGCCTCATCAATCTCGATGCCAACAAACGAGCGCCCCTCTAGCGCGCACGCAATTGCTGTCGACCCACTGCCCATGCAGAAATCAAGGACAGTATCGCCAGGGTCCGAGTATGTGCGGATCAGATAGCGCAGCAGATCAACGGGCTTCTGGGTTGCGTGACGATGGTCTGACTGCTTGTCTGATTTGAACTGTTGAACAGTGCGCGGATAGCGATCAGTACTGCCCCCGCCAGACCTGGCAGCGTCAGCCGCACCGTAGTTAGAGCCTGAGTGCCGACTGTAAAACGTATTCACGGGCCGGTGGCCGCGCGACTTCTGGGGGTTAAAGGTCGGCTGCATACTGTAGAATACGCAGACGTTTTCATGCGCCTTCAGGGGCATTCGCTTGGCGTTTAGGTGCCCAGTGGCGTTGGTTTTTTCCCACACCCAATCATATCGATAGTCAGCCAAATTCGAGGCGGCCAAAACCTTGTCGTATGGTGGCGCGGCAGTGATCAGAATTGCAGCGCTACGCTTGCACGCACGCCTCAACAACGGCCAAAGCCGCTGCAGATCGATACGACAGTCCCAACGGTTCCGCGTCATGCCGTAGGGCGGATCAGCAAGCACCATGTCGATGCTTCCCGCCTCAAGTAGCGGCAGCTCATGAAGGCAATCGCCATGGACGATCACTGCGCATCCTCCAGGAATTTGATTTTCGGCAGCGACACTGGCGCAGCTCGCTCTACGAGCCATTTGGTCTGGACCTCAGAAACAGGTCGTCGCCCGCGTGTTCCGCCGCCCCATGGCTTCAGTGGGATAAAGCCGCCTTTGGGGCGTGCTTGCTCAGCACTTTCGTGTTGTCGAACCGCATTCCAATTCAGCTTTCTGGCCAATTCAGCCTCCTGAATGATTTGCCGGGGTCGCGCGGATTGACAGGGCATGCACAGCCCATCGCCCCCTGTCGCGCATCTACGCTTTCGACGCCCCGGCCCGCCGTTAAAGGTGGGCGACGGGAAAACTCAGCAACACAGCAGGACGGGGTGAAAGCGCAGCGTTCATCACGCGACCGATCCCTTACGGCAATCGGCACCCCGCCCGGCTCTGTTGCCGGTTACTCGGTACGCGTACGGAAAAGGTGCGGGAACGTTCGACAAATCCCGCGAGTCTAGGGAGGAAACGCCCCGAAGGGCTGGCACTGTCCTATACAGCGCCGCAGTGCCGACCGGATGCGAAGTGGGTGGCGAACCGCACTTGGCTAGCTGTCCCGCACAATGCTTGTCTGACATTGCCGCTCCGCTCGCTCTGGCAGCTCCCAGATTGAGCAATGCGTTACGGGTGTCCGATCGGCACGGCGCCGATGCATGGGTGCGCAGACGCTACTAACTGGCTCAGGCAGCGGGGCCGCCTGAGGTCTCATGCGTTGGTGCGGCGAGTCTTGCGGTGCATCCGAAACTCGCGCATGAAAGCGCGCAGCTTGTCGGCGGTGCTGAGCCGCAGATCGGCCCCCGAACGGAGCCGCATCACCAGAGAGGTATCGTTAAGGGCGGATCGGCCAAACTCCGATGCCGAGACACTCTCGGTCATCAGGAAGTCCTCAATCTCTGCCAGCAATGCTTCGCGAGTAGTCATGCCATATTGATACTTGGAAACTTCCAAGCGTGTCAATTGGAAAAATCCAAGCGCCTACAAAGGCGTCCAAGCACGGGCTCACAGAATGACTCAAGATTGGCGGGATCGGGTGCGGCAGCTGGTCGAAGCTAAGGGGCTGATTCCGGCTGACATGAACCGGCTGCTGGGCGACGGCGGCAAGGGGACCATGTACACCAATATCATGGCCGGCACGCAACCCAAGATTGAAAACTTCGCCAAACTAGCGAGTGTTCTTGGAACATCTGTAGGATATCTGTATTCCGGCAAAGAACCGGGCTCCATTGAACTGCCTATATTGGGAGTCGTGGAGAACAAAGAAATGTGGGAAGCACTTTCAGATAAGAAACAGTGTAGCCGCTTAATTCCATTGTTCGATAGTGACTTAGTGTCTGTTCAGGTGTCCACAAATGAGATGCAGCCTACCTATCGTTCCGGCGATCTACTTGTCGGGCGACGATCCGCTGGCTCAAATCTTGATAATCTAATTGGCCGCGACTGCATCATTGAGACAGTCAAAGGCGAGCGTTTCGTGAAATTCCTGGCTCGCGGTTCAGTTGCAGGGCTGTATTCTCTTAGGTCATTTGATCCCTCAGTCCCCGACGTCGATAACGCGTCAATCGCTTGGGCTGCGCCTGTCCAAATGGTGGTCAGAGACTTTGATTGATTTTGCAGAGGGCCGCTTCGGCGGCCTTCTCGACGCCACCCTCCCCGCTCACTAACGTTTGAAATCAACTAGATACACCATGCGGCCGCACCCGTTGTGCGAGCCCAATTGTACACGCATGCAAAAATTCTTGGAAGTTTCCAATTTTTATGGTTGACGTCTTGGATATTTCCAAGCGATAAGTTGTTTGCAAGCACGACAGCGGGGTTAGCCGGACGGGCTCTCCTACAGCACTAGCCAAAGCCTCTAAGCCCGTCCGGCGTAAGCCCCTTTTCCAAGAGGGCACTCGAATGCAGCACATCATGGCAGCCATCGACGCAGACCCCACCGGCATCGGCGGCGCGGTTCTGATCGTCCTCGCTCTGGCTCCGATTTTGTTCGGGATCGTCAGCATGGTGTCGGCAGCGATCTGCCAAAGCCTCATCGACGAAGAACGCGAATAACACGACGCACCCGGATCAACCGGGGCGAACCACAGGCAGGCGTCGTCATCAGCAAAGCAGAGGCGACGATGAAATTCAAAACGGCAACGGAAGAAATCGACTGGCTATCGGGCTGGCGCGCTGCGCTGACGGGACGGCCATTCGACGAGCACCAGACATCGGCATGGCTACGCGGCTACCGAGATTACCACGCCACCAGACTGGCAAAGCAGATGGAGGTCACATCATGGGTTTCGTTGTCCGTCCACTGAGCGACCTCTCGAAGCTCACAAGCGAGGGCTTGGGCGTGTTTGGAGCTGGCCGGAAGGCCGCACACGCCGGTCAACCATTCGATCCATCCATGGGTGAACTGTGGTGCTGGGGTTGGCAGCTCGTTGCGAACGAAATGAGCAAGAAGGCGGGAGCAACGTCATGTCGCTAAGCATCAACGTGCACCACGCGACAGGACTTGTCGTGTACCAGAGCATCACGGGCTCCACCAATTCCGTCACGCTCAGTGTCAAGCACGCGGGTCAGGGCGATAGCACGATCACGCTATTCGACCTGCCAGTCGACGTTACAGAGGCTCTGATCGCTGCTCTCGGCGCACCTAAGCACGCCTACACCAGCGCCCAACTCATGGACGCTTTCGAATGAGCCCCAAGCTGCAAGCTCTCATGGCGGAGCGCCTCGGCTTCTGGAAGCAGAACGCTGCAATCAACGTCAAAGGCTGGCGCAGCGATTTCGACCGCAGCGCATTCCTAGACAGGTTCTTCTATCCGAAGGACGTGGCTGACAAGTCGATTGAAGGTCGTAAGGCGATGGTTCGGCGGCTTGCGAATGCGATCAGCGCCGAAGCGCGCCGTGGAGCTCAAGGCCACCCGTCCTACAGCCGTCCACACCACTTGAATTTGCAGCACGCACACCGCGCTGAAACGCTCGCTGTGCAGGCGATGCAGGCTGAAACCTATCTGGAGGCAGCGGAATGACCCCACTCCAACAATCATCCGTTTCGCTGGCTGATTACGTCCGTGACCACATTCACCAGCTGCCAGCTGACGTGCAGTGGCAGGCGTCACTGCTATGCGGCCAGGTCTATCTCGAAGCTGCTGCGGAGAACATTGCTGCAGTGAAGCAGCTCGTTCCCCAGCGGACTGAGAGCAACGTCATCGCGTGGCCGATTATCGCCCGGCCCATCCCGGAGGCACGCCGATGAAATTTCACCTGATCTCCGTGATCAACCTTGTGATCAGCGTCATCCTGATCGCCCGAGCCGGGTGGATCGCGGATAGCGCCCCGCTACAGAGCCTAATCAACATTGCCGTCGCTATCTATTGCGTGGCGTTTGTGTCGCTCATGGAGCGGCGCTCATGATCACGCTCGCAAAACTCGAAGCTGAAGGCTGCGCCGTCGTCCGCATCCGTGCGGAGCTGAATTTCGCAGGCTGCTTTGTGGCGCACGTCCATGGCTGGGCCGCCTCTGTACCGGACGGCGATGCTCTGGATCGCGTGTTCGTCTGCGAAGACGGTGACGTGGGCGACGAGCGCGCCGGGCCAGAGCTGGTGGACTGGCGCGATTTCAACTGCACGCACAGCCACCTTGAGCGCGCCATCAGCAAAGCGCTGTGGGAAGCAGCACGTCACCCTGCCGTCGCATCACAGCTCCGGCACGCACAGGCGACACGTTTCCGGCCTGATGCACTGCCGCGATTTGTGACGGCGATGGCGAAAGAACGCCAGATGGAGCGAGTATAATGCCAAACTCATACACAGCCGGCGTTCAGGACGGCACGGTCACCGATCTCTCACAATACGCGCTGCTGTGCGCGCGGGCATTCGGCGCGCTGATCTCGATGCGCGACGACCGGATGGATGCGCCTACTCCTGACCTCATCGAGCCCGGTCCCTGTTACGCGGAGGCATTATCGGAGGCAACTGCGCGCATCGACGAACTGAAGCGGATGTCGCCCGAGGATATCGAGTTCGCGTCGAAGCGGTTTCACGCTGATGCGCTGGCCGCTTGGGAAAAGCGGCAACAGGACAAGGCGGAACAGCGGGCTCGCTATGTAGCGATGCTGGAAAAGGTGCGGAACTGGTCTCCTCCAACGGCAGACCACGAGCCGTTCAAGTCGTTCATGGTCGATCAGATCGAAAAGAGCATCGAGTGGGATTGTCGCGAGTTCCCAGATCCTGAACCAACCACGCCAACACCTAAAGACTGGCACATCGAGCAGTTGGTCGCCGCCAGCCGGCGGCTGGCTATGTGCGAAGGGGCACACCGGGAGGAAGTAGAGCGCGCCGAGAGCAAAACCAAATGGCTGACGGAACTCCGCTCCTCTTTGGATGAATGCGCAGACAAGGAAGCCAGCAAATGACGCAGGCAACAGCAGTCGCCGTCAGAAACCCGCTGGATGAGTTCCGCAACGAAATCGCACTCCGCGAAGACGAGCTTGCGTCGATCCTTCCGCCGCACATCAGCCGGGAGAAGTTCGTCAACACTGCGATCATCGCGGTGAAGAACAACCCGGATTTGCTGACATGTGATCGCCGCTCTCTTCATGCCGCCGTAACGAAAGCCGCAGAGGACGGATTGCAGCCAGACGGTCGCGAGGGCGTCATCACCTACTTCAAGGTTGACGGCAAAAAGCAGGCGCAGTGGAACCCGATGCTGTTCGGCATCCGCAAGCGCGCCCGTGAACTCTGCGACATGATCATCGACGCTCAGGTTGTCCACGCGAACGATGTGTTTCACTGGCACCAGGGCGACGATCCGCGCATTGAGCACCGGCCAGCCCCTTTGGGCACTGATCGCGGCGAGGCTATCGGCGCATATGCGGTGTTCAAGCAGGGCGGCGTAATCCTCCATCGCGAAGTCATGAGCGTGAAGCAAATCGAGTCTGTGAAGTCGGTATCCCGCGCACAGAACGGCGCGATGTGGACCAAGTTCTGGACGGAGGCTTGGCGCAAAACCGTTATCCGGCGCGGGATCAAGACCGTTCCGAGCGTGCCGCAGTTCGAGCGCCTAGTTACTCGCGATGATGAACACACCGATTTTGCACAGACCGGAAACATCATCCACCTGAACCGCGACCAGATCGAAGTGTCACCGCATGTCGTCACCGACGAACAGGCCGACATCCTGCGCGCGCTGATCACTGAGACGGGCACCAACCCCGACAAGTTCCTAGAATTCGCAAAGGCCGAAAGCGTCTCTGACGTGCAGGCCAAGGAATTCCCGCGCCTCAAGGCGACGCTTGAAGCCAAAAAGGCCAAGCAGGCCGCTGAAGCGACGGGGGCCTGACATGTGGGACTTCAAGCACTGGATGAAGAACGCGCTGTCGCAGAAAGCTGTCGCAGAGATCAAATCTCTCAAACGGCAGAACAGCGAACTGCGGACAGCGCTTGAAGCCTACGAGGCATTTCACACTCGCATGTTCAGCACTGGTCGCCCGCTACAGCAAAACGGCGCTGCAATCGACCATAGAGATTTGAATGAGGCCCACAGCCTAGCCACACGCGCACTCAACGCTGCGCAGATTAAGGGGGAATGATCATGGCAATGGACACCATAGACCGTGAAGACACAGCGCTGATCATTGTCCATGAAGGACAGGACGCGCGGGCACTGTTTGAAGCGACGGATACGGCAGGCGCAGATCGCCTGCTGGCTATGGTCCGCGCGAAGATCGATGCGTTCAAGGCGGAGCATCCGAGCATCGAGACTGAAGCCGGTCGCAAGCGGATCAAGTCATTCGCCTACAAGATCGCACAATTTAAGACCGCGCTTGATGCGGTCGGCAAAGAGATCGTTGATGAGGCCAAGGAAATCCCGAAGCGCATCGACGCGAACCGCAAGCACATCAAGGACACCCTTGACGCATGGCGGGATGAAGTGCGCCAGCCTGTGACGGATTGGGAGACGGCTGAGGAAGCACGCGTCAGCCGCATCAAGGGCGAACTCAATGAATTGCAGGTCACGATTGCCGATCCTGACTGGATCACGCGGTCTTCGGAGTGCCTGCGCGACCGCCTTGGCGAGATTGAGCGCATCGAGGTCACGGAAGCATCGTTCAACGAGTATTCCGGCGCTGCTGACGAGCTGAAAGCCAAGGCAATCGCCGTCCTGACGGAGCGCATCACTGCTGCTGAGACGCGTGAAGCAGAAGCCGCTGAGCTTGCCCGCCTCCGCGCCGAAGCCGAAGAGCGCGCCCGCAAGGACCGCGAAGCCGAGATCGCCCGCAAAGCCGCCGAAGATGCAAAGCGTGAGGCTGAGGCGAAGGCAGAGGCCGAACGGCTTGCCGCACAGAAGCGTGAAGCCGACCTGAAGGCCGCTGCTGAAAAGGCAGAGCAGGATCGCAGGGACGCCGAACAGCGCGCGGCTGATGCCGAGAAAAAGGCCAAGGAAGACGCCGAGCGTGACGCAAAGGCCAAGGCCGACGCTGAAGAAGCCGAGCGCAAGCGCCGTGAGCAGGACACTGCGCACAAGGCCCGCATCAACCGCGAGGCGATGACTGCGCTCATTCACGGCGGCATCGACGAAGCAATCGCAAAGCAGGTGCTCACGCTCATCATCAAGCGTGAAATCCCGCACGTCAGCATCGCTTATTGAGGCCAGATATGCTGCGCAATTTCCCCATCCAAATCCTAGATCACGAACAGGGAAGCGAAGAATGGTTGGCCTCCCGCGCTGGCGTGCCCTCGTCGTCTGAGTTTGCCACCATCATGGCGAAAGGCCGTGGCGGCGGTGAAAGCAAGACGCGCAAGACGTATCTCTACAAGCTCGCTGCTGAGCGGATCATGGGCAAGCCTACGCAGACGTGGGCCGGTAATGCGCACACAGAGCGCGGCCACGAATTGGAGCCGGAAGCGCGCGCCCTCTACGCCATGCTGCACGACGCTGATCCGCAGCAGGTTGGCTTCATCCGACGCGGCCCGGTTGGTTGTAGCCCTGACAGCCTCGTTGGCAAAAGCGGCCTGCTGGAGATCAAGACCAAGCTTCCTCACCTTCAGATCGAAGTGCTTGAGGCTGGCGTTCTGCCGCCAGAGCACAAAGCACAGGTTCAGGGCCAGTTGTGGGTCACGGATCGCGAGTGGGTCGATTTCTTCAGCTACTGGCCTGGCCTTCCTGAGTTCCGCATCCGCGTCTATCGCGAGCCGATCTACATCGCGGAAATGTCGACGGACGTGCAGCAGTTCTGCCAGGAGCTGGACGCGCTGACCGAACGCTTAAGCAAGCTGCGGGAGGCCGCATAATGCAGAAAGCCAAACCGATATTGTTCTCCGCGCCTATGGTCCGCGCGATCCTGCGTGAGATCGAGCAGCCAGGAGCGGGCAAAACTCAAACGCGGCGGATATCAAAAAAGCAGGATTGGCCGGAAAAGGTTGTGCGCCGCTGGCCGCGCCAGACAGCCTGCGTTCCATACGCCCCCGGCGACATGCTGTGGGTGCGGGAGACGTGCGCGGCGCTTGAGGCGCATGATGGCGTCGATTGCATCCGATACGAGGCCGACCAGGTGTGGCAGCCGATAGCCAATGACGCGGTAGCCTCATGCGCTTGGGTGGACCTGCACCACTACGGGAAAAAGCGCGGGGCTAATGTGCCGTCCATCCACATGCCCCGCTGGGCATCCCGCATCACGCTTGAAGTCACAGACGTTCGTGTTGAGCGCCTGCAGGACATTCATGAGGCGGATGCGATTGCCGAGGGCCTGATTAAGCTGCCAGCGACGGGACGGTATGTCGTCGGCAAAGGCGAGCAATACCTAGAGCGCTCCTCGCTAGCCGCCCGCACAGCATATGCCTGGCTGTGGGATGACATCAACGGCCCCGGCGCATGGGATGCAAACCCGTGGGTCGTCGCCGTCAGCTTCAAGCCTCACCTGATCAACGTTGATGCGTTCCTCTCTGCACGGGAGGCCGCATAGCCATGTCCCCGATCACTCACACAGCCACCAATACAGGCACACAGAGGGCGGAATGTTCCCGTTCGGGGTCATCGTCATGAGCCGCGCCTTGGTCGTCATCCGCTCGAATGCAGACCGGCAGAAAGCCGCCCATTGGGCGCACATTGCGCCCTACGGAACGCGTATTGAGTTCAAGGAATCCAAGCGTTCCATTCCGCAGAATTCGCGGATGTGGGCAATGCTGACCGATATCGCACAGCAGGTGCCGTGGCACGGCCTGAAGCTCGCGGCAGACGACTGGAAGTTGATCTTCCTCGACGCGTTGAAGCGCGAAGTGCGCTTGGTGCCGAACATAGACGGCAACGGCTTTGTCAGTCTTGGCCGGTCGTCATCGGACCTGTCGAAAACTGAAATGAGCGACCTGATGGAATTGATCGCTGAATTTGGCACGCGCAACGGCGTGCAGTTCAGCGCATCGGATGCTGAACAGCTACTCGCAGAGAAGGAACACGCAGCATGACCAAGAGCGGAGACGGCGGGCCGGCGAAGTTCACGCCCGGGCCTTGGGTGGATTATGCCCACACGCCCCCTCCTGCAGTCGGCATCTACGAATGGCGCGTGCCGAGCATCCGCTGCGAAGGGCTAGTTGTTCGGCTATTCGCATGGCACCGGGATCGCGGCGCAGGATACCAGCGCGTCAACTCACCGTCATTCGATCACTGGAATGGATATCGCGTTACCGTGCCATCGGGCACGCAATGGCGTTCTGCACCGCCAGACCTCGCTATCAAGTCTCACGAGACGCCGATCAGTGGCGTCGATGGGCTGGAGTTTTCTCGATGCCCATTCTGTGGGCGGCGCCCCACCCTCGAAGGAGTTGAGAGATCTAACGGCGGCGGAGTGTACATCGGCTCTGGCCCGCACCGATATAATTCGTGGTGGCTAGATTGTTGTGGGTGGGCAAAAACGCCCCGCTACGATGACCCGCGCAAACTTGAGGCCGCACGCGCCGCTCTGCTCAAGGCAAGAGGTGGCTCAAATGAGTGAGGCAACGCATACGCCGGGACCATGGGTCGTCGAGCGGAAGATGGTCGAAGCTGCACGCGCAGCTCTAGCCAAGGCCTCTCCATCAACCACGGGGAGCGCGTGAGCATGGCAACCACATCAGAACTCGAAGCGCTGCTGAAGCGCGTGGAGAAGGCCCGAGCGCCAACGCGAGACCTTGATCTCGCAATTATCCGGACTGTGCTTCCGACCGCAGTGGTGCTGCGCCACAACGAAGACACAGGCGCCGACGAGCCGTACACGCACTGGAAGCCAACATCCTCCCTCGACGCCTGCCAAGCGCTGCAAGAGCAGGTGCTGCCGATGTGGAGCTGGAGCGTCCAGCACCGTAGCGGAGAACGTGGCCCATACGCTGTTGCGAGAGTGGCGCGAGTAGATGGCGATGACGTGCACGGATTTGACGCCGTTCGCGATACCGCACCCCTCGCATTGCTAGCAGCCATCCTCACAGCGCTGATTGCGAAGAACGGAGAACAGTTATGAGCACAGCATCGATGATCAAAGCCAACGAGATGCCGGCACCAGACACCCTTGTGGACTACGGCGTTGGCGGCGTCATGTGCGCAATGCTGCACTACGTTGAGACAGATACGCCGTTCGTGGGCATCATTCGCGAGCACGGCTACGAGGCTAAATTCGAGACGTTCGGGGACGCCGAGCCCGAGGATCACCCGCTCTTCACCGAGTTCGAAAACGGCGAAAACATCGTCGACCGCTGGAGACCGGAGCCACCGGCTGGATGGCAACTCGGCGGTGTTTACGACACTGAGGATGGTCCGTGCGCGCTGTTCATTCGGCAGATCCAGCCATGAGTACAGCACGACATAAACGCTGCGCCAATTGCCTGCATGCAGGGGTCGTGCGTGAGAACACAGCAACATGCCGCCGCTACCCGCCGCAGTATGCCGGCCCATCCGCCGGACAAGCCTATTGGGAGCAGCCAACAGTGAGCGCTGATGGCTGGTGCGGAGAGTTTGCCGCGAAGAACGGAGAGCAGTCATGAGCAAGCCTGTTCGCGTGCAACTGAAGCGCACCAAAGGATGGAAGATGCCACCCAACACCGTGAAGGTGGATCGGTCCACGAAATGGGGAAACCCGTTTACGGCGTCTGGGTGTCGTGAAGCTGGCTACTACGGCAGTGATGCAGCCATAAATGCTCGATGCGTTGATGCTTTCAGCGTGTGGCTCGGTCCGTCATGGCGATGCAATTGGGATGGGCCGGCATCGGAAGCTGCTCGGGCACTAATTCTATCCGACATCGCCAAGCTTCGCGGCAAGAACCTCGCCTGCTGGTGCAAGCCGGGTGATCCTTGCCACGCCGATGTGCTGCTCGAAATTGCCAACTCAGGAGAGCAGTCATGAGCCGATCTGGATACACTGACGACTGCGATGATCCGCTCGCTGAAGGACGTTGGCGCGCAGCCGTTCACAGGGCCATCCAAGGCAAGCGCGGACAAGCCTTCCTACGTGAGGCACTGAGCGTCTTGGATGCTATGCCGGAAAAGCGTCTGATCGCTAAAGATCTCGTGGTTGATGGACACGGTGAGTACGTCTACGGCGACGGTTGGGGATTTTATGGTGAGCCCGTAATCGTGGGCGCGGACGAACTCTGCGACAAGAATGGCTACGTCAAGGCAATGGGGGAAGTTTGCTTGCTTGGCGCAGTCGGGCGGTCTCGCGGCCTCGACATGACCGCTCTTGATCCCCACGACAGTGAGAGTGTCGCAGACGCGCTTAACATCGCAGACGCGATGGCCCGTGAGATTGTCTTTTGGAACGACGAAGGCGGCATGTCGCGGCGCGTTCCCATACCAAGCACCGCCGAATTGCGCGCTTACATTTGGCTGCCAGAAACGCCTGAGCGGCGTTGGTCACGTATGCGCGCATGGGTTGTCAAACAGATTGATAATGCAGACGAGGTGCAGTCATGAGCACACAGGGACAGGGCGGGGATATCGACCGTCTCACACGGGAGCGCGATGCAATGCGCGATGCGCTGAGGGACATTGATACATGCTGCTACGATGGTGATCCGGTGAAACAGATCGCACGCGCAGCACTCAACGACAGTTCCACAGAGGGGGATGCCAGGGCATGAAGCTGGAAGCGTGCCCGGTAAATCTGGATGAGGCGAACGCCTTTGTTGTGCGGCATCACCGCCACCACGGGGCAGTGGTTGGACACAAATTTTCGCTTGGCGCTGTGCTCAACGAAGAGATCGTCGGCGTCGTGATCGTCGGCCGCCCTGTTGCTCGTATGCGTGATGACGGAATGACGCTGGAAGTGACGCGCATGTGCTCTGATGGCACGAGGAACGCCTGCTCGTTTCTATACGGCGCTGCAGCGCGTGCGGCGTTCGCACTCGGGTACAAGCGGATCGGCACCTACATTTTGGCAAGCGAAACGGGGGTTTCCCTGAAGGCGTCCGGTTGGCGGCTCATCGGTGAGACGAAAGGACGTTCATGGTCGCGATCATCAAGGCCCCGCGTCGATACACATCCGCTAGACAACAAACTTTTGTTCGAGGCCACCCATGACTGACGCAGCAGACGTGCAAGCACTGATCGAGCGGTTGCGCGATAGGGCAGCAATCCAGCGCCGTGGAATAGAATCTGAATATTTTTTGTCTGTTTTGCAGATCAGCGATCCGCAGAGCGAGACAGATGGAGCAGCCTGATGCGCTATTGGTTCGATACTGAATTTATTGAAGACGGCAAAACGATTGATCTAATTAGCATTGGTATCGTGGCTGAGGATGGACGGCGGTTCTATGCCATCAATAGCGAATGCGACCATTCACGAGCCAGCGAATGGGTTAGAGACAATGTACTCGTTCATTTGAATCAGCACACGGATACGTCGCTTACGAGGGCAGGGATACGAGATGCGATTCTCGCATTTATTGGCTCTGATCGACCTGAGTTCTGGGCATACTACGCTGGCTACGACTGGGTAGTGTTCTGCCAGTTGTTTGGCCAGATGATTCACTTGCCGCATGGCCAGATGATCCACTTGCCGCATGGCTGGCCAATGTACTGCCGGGACGTGAAGCAACTGTGCGATAGCAAAGGCAACCCAACCCTACCGCCGCGTGCACTTCGAGACGCGCATCACCATGCTCTAGCGGATGCAATTTGGACTAAGGAGGCGTGGGAGTTTCTTCAAGCTCGGGAGGGCACAGACAGTAACGCCATGCTGCATCTCGGGCATGTGCTGTCAATTCTTGGTGATTTGCATCCAGACGATCAGTGCAAAGCGCATGATGATGCCGTGGCGTTTTTCAACGCTGCGAACCCCACAGCACGCATTGAGCCAACCGCAGGCTACTCTACGCGCCTAGTCCATATGACGCCGATTGATACCGCATTGGCTCAGACGGCACACACAGCCAGCGATGATGTGGTGCAGGATATTGCAGCGGCTGTCGCCAATAGCATCGATTACTGCCGCAGAAACAACGCGTCCTGCAACGAATTGCTTGACGCGCTGCGATGCTACGTGAACCCAAAGAGTTACATCAGCCCATACTTCAAAGAAGACAACGACGATTACAAGCTGGCGATGCAGCTCTGTGAGAACGAAGCCCGCGCCGTCATCGAACGCTTCAAGCAGGGAGGGGAGTGATGCTGACGTACAAGCAATTCATGGCTCTGCCGAAGGGTGCGTTTGTCGAGATCGAGCGGACCCGGAATGGCGTAAACGTCTACGACCTAAAGACCGGGCGTTTGACGAATAAAATCAAGGGTTCCGGGCGCTCAGCCACAATCACCTTCGTAGGGGAGAAGGACGGAGGCACCAATGGCTAAGCCCTCGCTATCCGAGCTTGAGCAAGACGTGGAGTATCTGGCCAAGCGCACAATGCGTGTCGGTGGCAATGACCGAAACCGAGATCGAGCCTATCGAGACTGGGGCCTATCCAGCAACAGCATCGTCGGGATCGCCTACGGGCTCGACGTACCCCAAACAATGCCGTGGGATAGAGCCGACTATGCCGCCTGTGTTCGCGCGGTCAAGAGGATGCCACGCCACCGCAGAACGGCACAGGTTTTACTCGCGCTCAGGCAGGCAAAGCGATCCTACAAGCAGGGGTGGGGCCGATGAGCAAACCATCCCTCTCCGAACAGCGCAGCGGGGTTGAGGCCCTGATCTGTTTCGCCAAAGACGCGGACATCAGCTCAAGCGTCATCGACGCGGCGCGCGGGGCGCTGCTCACGCTCAAATGGCTTGAGGCCAGATCGGCTCTCGTGAAGGAGATCGTGCGTCTCGATCAACATGCACCAGCAATAGCCATTGCACTGAGAGAACTGCCAGATGCGCAGATAACGGGGGTGAGGTGATGGCATGACGATGTGGGATTTCGCGCACCAGCATTGGTTCGTCTCGTTGGTAGCCGCCTGGATCATAGCATGGGCGTTCGTCACGCCGTTCCGTCTCTATTTCCGTAGTCGGAATATCAGATCGGCAGGCTGGCCACCGCCGCCGTACGATGCTGACGGAGACGTACATGGCGGGTGGCGGGTGCGTTCAAGAACGGACCAGGATTGAGCGGCGCGCGAAGCGTCAGAGCGAGGGTGAGGGAAATGGCAGACAAGTGGCAGCCGATTGGAGAGATGGACATCAAGCGCTTTAACCAGTGCCGCGTGCGCATGCGCGACGGGCGGGTGTTGCTTGCGATTTGGGGGCCGCACGAAATGCAGGACGGGAGAGAATTGTGGTGCTGGGCCGCATCCGACGAAGGCACCTACGAGTTGACCGCAGTGAAGGAGTTCGTGCTGCTCGGCTCGATGCCTGTTGGGTCTTTGCCGGGTGGGTTCTGCACCGACGAAGAGCTGATCGCAGACCATACGAAGCGCCGCAATGGTCCGGCTGCTGGGCGGAATCCACACGGGCTCCGAGTTATTTCGAACACGGAGGGGACGTGACCACCAAGCGCCGCTCGCTCTCCAAAGTCGAGAAGCTCGCCGCCGCCCTACTCCAGATCAAGCGCGGCAGTGAATGGCTGATACCGGAGCCGCTGAGGTCATCCGGAACGGCAGAGGAAATCGCGTCCTATCCGATCGAATGGGACCACAGGATTCCGCTGGCGAGCGGAGGCACGAACGACGTGCGGAACATGCAGCCGCTTTCGCCAGAGGCGCACAAAGCAAAGACCAGGCGGGACATCGCCAACATCGCCCGCGCGAGGCGGCTCACGAAGAAGCAGTCTGAGTGCCGGCGGAAATTGGTGGCGAAGGAACACGGCGAGCCTACGCGAGAGCGGAACGGCAAACGGAAATCGCAGATGGAATACACGCGGCTGAAGCATCGTTTCAAGCGGCGGTTTGACGGCTCAATCGTCCCGCGTTGGCCGGCAGAGAGAAGCGGAGAGGAAGACGAGGTTTATGGGGCCAAAGGGGGTGGCGAATGCTCAGAGACATAGAACAAGATCACAGCGTCCCGCTCCGCATCCAAACGGAGTTGGACGCTCTCTACTCATACGAATGCTGGCAATCTACAGCAGTCGTGGCGAAGTTGCTTGGAATTAGCACCAAAACCTTGTGCCGCTTTGGCGATGACGGAAAGATCAGATGGCGGCCAAAGGGAGCCGGGGCGAAACACCAACATAGACTGTACGCTCGCGAGTACATCGAGGCGTTTCTGCGTGGAGATTGGCCATGTCAACATACAGACCGAAAGACAAAAACGGGAACTACCGTTCGCCGTTCTTCCTCTACGATTTCAAGATCAAACCGAAAGGCTCGAAGCGGTCCGAACGGTTTCACGGCTCAACGGGCCAGAGAACAAAGAAAGCGGCTGATCGCGTCGAAGCAAAGCTAAGGGAGCTGGCCGCGCTTGGGCAGCTCAACTGCACAATGACGGTCAACGAGGCATGCGAGAAGTATTGGAGCCAGAAGCTTATTCATTCAAGGAGCGCTGACGATCAGGCTACGATACTTGAAACGCTGAAGGAAATGTTTGGCGCGGACACGCAGCTGATAACCATTGATCCTGATGCGATCAGTTCGGCGGCAGAGCATTTCAGTCGTACACGGATACGTCGGTTTAACCGACGAACCGGCGAGGTCGAGTCTACAAAGCACTACCCGACCCCATCTTCGGTCAACAGAATGATCATTGAGCCGATGCGCCGCCTCCTCCGACGCGCCAAGCGTGTATGGGGATTGCCGATAGACTTGGAGCAGTTCTCGTGGGGCGACCTTCTCTACGAGGAGCCAGCTGAGCGCGTACGCGAACTCGGCGTCGAAGAAGAATTGCGGATGTGGGCCCATCTTCGCGAGGACTATGCGCCGCTCATTGAGATCTATCTCATTTCTGGGCGACGGCGGTCCGACTGGATCGGGCTGAAGAAATCCAAGGTGGATCGGACAGCCGGCTCGGCCACCTTCCCGACAAGGAAGCGCAAGGAGACCGGCGAGATTACAGTTGATCTGACTGACCGAGAGTTGCAGATCGTCCGAGAAGAATGGGAGAAGGCCCCTGACTGCGAGTACGTCTTCACGTACTGCGTCAAGCAAGGCGCCGAGAAGGGCGAACGCAAGCCGATCACAAAAGACGGCTTGCGGAGGGTTACGGGTATCTTGTTCAAGCGTGCCGGTATCGAGAACTTCCGTCGCCACGACTTCCGGCACACGTTCGCAAGCCGCGCCGGGCGCGCATCAGGCGGCGACCCGTTTGTTCTCATGAAGGGGATGGATCACCAGGATCTGTCGAGCACTGCTCGCTACCGTCACGTTCTGGAATCCGAGGTCAAAAAAATGCGCTCGGCGGTCACGGTGTCCCGAACATATCCCGAAAACGTGATCCGCGTGGACTTTGATAGTGATCAAAAACACCAGCAAAATCAGGCGAAAAAGAGCAAATCAGAGTAGTATGACCCCCTGCTCCCAAAGCAGGTGCTCTACCAGGCTGAGCTACGCCCCGA